TGACAACTTCGCCGCTATCAAGGTTTATTAAATTAATAATATGCTTATTCGGGCCTTCAAGATGTGAGATTAAATTTTCCATAGTCCTCTATCTATAAACGATTGTTTTTTATGCTCGGCTTCTTTTCTTGTGTTTGGATGCCAGACGTATGTTTCTTCTTCTATTGGGCCGCGCTTGACTAGAGGCTTTGATAGCCCAAGCAATGAGACGTTTAAGTCATTGGTAATGATTAGCTCATCTCCATTGTCGAGCGGGCTAATTGATGGATTATTGCTCAATAAGAATTCATTGAAGTTTTTCTGATCTGAGCCCTTGACCTCTCTAGTGTTAAGGAATTTATCTAGATAGTTGATTGTGTTTTTATTGCTTCGAAAAAATATCCAGCCCATGCAGCATGTAAATCCAAAAGCTTCGCGAACCTCTGGTGGGAATGCTCCTTTATGCCTAACCGTTGATACAATAATATCTTGACTGTTTGATTCGATCAATTCAGGTATAGGGTTTTTGAGCCAAAGCGCATCAGTGTCTGAATGAATAATGTCATAACCTTCTTCTAAGTACTTTTTAAATATCAAGGTGCGGCGCATGGTATGCTTGCAGCCAGAAATCCAGTCACCATTAAATTCATCTAGAACTCTTGAGTGGCAGCCGTGGGATTTTAAATATTCGTCAGATTCAGAATCGAGACATAAAACTTCGTAATTATCTATGGACAAAGCTTCTAAGTGCTTGACCCAGTTTAAGGCTATTTCTCTGTAAGGATAGTTGCAGAATGATATAATTTTAAGGTTCATCTTTGGTCCCATGTAAATAAATCTAAACCTAATATGTCTTCTTCTGAATCGATGAAGTTTTGTTTTGTTTGCGGCTTTGCTATAAAATTATAATCTTGTAAATACTGGGCTTTTTTAGCCATTGATTTATCTTCTGCGTATTTCATTTTTTGTTTGCTGTGGTGTTCTATTGAAATTTTTGCATTTTTATTAACTTTATAATGATAGAAGCAAAGTTCTTCTTGACTTATATTTACACTAGTTCTGTTTTTACTGGGAGGGAAGTGGGGCGAGTTTTTGTATATCAAGTTTGCGTTTTGAGCATTGAATATATATTTAGGGCCAACTCTTGAGAATTTATCTAAGCATTTTGTCTTCTGCGCTACCAAGTCGCCGACATGAACAAACACAGATTCAAAAAACTTACAACCTAATAACGAAATATCTTGTTTGTTTTTATCTAAAAAACTTGTAATGTTGTCATGTTTGTCGCTATAATAAAATTCATCGCAATCTATAGTTGATACTCTGTCGTGTTTTTTGGCATAATTTTTATAGAAATGATTAAAAGCCGTGGCTTGTTCGTAAGCATGAATTTGATGGTGCTCTAGGTAGTTACCGTTTTTATCCTTTGGTAACCATTTGATAAAAGTGCAGTAATCTTTATACCTTTCCCTAATTTCATCGTAGTATTTATAAATACGACTGTACGGAATATCGCCAACTAAGGGTATATCTATTTGCCTTTTTGTATCTTTTGCTAGGCAAGGTATTCCCGAATGAGAACTTTCGTAAAAGTAAAAGTGGTCTACTCCAAAATCAATATGATACTTCAACCATTCCTCAAAATGAAAAAGATTGGGCCTGAAGAACAAATGAGTGAATATGCAAAATTTCATTTTTCGTAATTAAATAATTCAAAATCTTTTTTGTAATAATTATACATCTTATCTTTTAACTCACTCGACCATATGGCTTCTTTTTTGAACGTCTTTGAATTATATGCATGAGGTAAGTCAAACTGATTTATACCAATACTAGACCAGGCCTCATTGAGATCTTCGTGAAGGTTTTCAAATCGACCAATAAAATCACAAGTAAATTCAGGCTTTATTGTGTCTGTAAAATAATGACCGCCATTTAAATGAGGGAAGAATTCAAACTGTGGCAGCGTATGGTATTCGTCGTATTCGCTCCATAAGTTTTTATTGTTTTTGCGGTAATCGATGTCAGTAGTTAGTAGAACATATTCCTCGAACGATACTGATCTTTCTTTATTATAGAATGGTAGGCCGCCTTCTTTTTCGAATTTTAACTCGCCCCATTTCCATGCAGATACGAAGCGGTCATATGGATTACGAACAACAGAGAAGACATAATAGTCCAAGTGCTCGTTTAAAAAATGAGAAAAGCCACGTTTTCTTGGAACTTTTTGGGGTATATCTATGTCGGCTCCAGATAAAAGCCGCTCAATTGAAGTGCCGGCAGCTTTAGGGATATGAAGGAAGATGCATTTATACCTGTGACTAATCATTTAATAACACTTCTCCTGGAAATTTATATGAAAATTTGGCACGCCTTTGTATAAGCAGAACTCATTAAATCGACTAAAGTTCTTGAATAGAAAATTAGTCTCCTGTAGTAAATAGAAATCAACAAGAGCTTCTTTGGCTATTTTTGTCTTGCCGTAAACTTCTTCTAATTTTAACTGCTCCTCTGTTGAGCCTTCACCTATTTCGTGACCGGTGCCGCAACCTGGAGGGGCAAAATACCTATCTATTGAAACGGTATTTGGGAACTTATCCTTGAATATGTCTACGAATTTGCTCGAGTCAGAAGCTATAAAAAATTTATAATCCTTGCAGGATTTCAAAAAAGCACGAGGAGCGTTAAAGAGTATATCGTCGATCTTTTCTTTATAAAACAATACGGCATCCTTCATTGGGCGAACTCCTTCAAATCGACTCTTAACTTCTCCATTCGACATTCTAGCGTGAACTCCGACCATGTAATTACCTTTGAATTTTTCGCGCACTATATCTTTGACGGTGTTAGTCACCGATTCACTGGGCTTAATGCGAGAAAAGGTGTTGTAGAATAACTCGGTGTCTTCTTTTGATTTTAAGGGGTTTTTAATTTTTACAGTTTTATTTGTATGTTTTTCTGAATCTTTTTTTAATTGGTCTATAGATTCTTCATTAGTTATAATGTTTATATCGGTATCTATGGAGCAGAAGTATTCATTAAATAGGTTTTTTTCACCTTTGCTAGACCAGTGGCCGCGCAAATCTATAAGCATATCTTGCTTTGAATTCTCGCAATGAATTAATGCATTAGTTAAGTGCCATATGGTGTCGCCCCAGCCAGCATCCCAGGAGAAATAATAATACTTGCTCATAATATGATTTTCTCACGGCCATATTTATCAAACATTTCTTGATAATTTGGTATTTTATTATAGGCTTTTTTGCCAAATACTCTTCTGTCTGTGCCCAAGAAGTTTTCTACATTATTTTCATCTATCTCGATGTCTAGGTAGTCTACTATCGAGTTGAATTTCTCTAGCCTTTCTTGGTATGTTTCTAGTCCGTATAGGTCTTCATATTTAGAGACAAGACTGTTTGGCGGAAGTAGGGAGTGGTAGTGAGGGATGTATTTTTTGTACCAGGCGGTTCTTCTTTTTATGGGGGGCTCTTCTAATTCTTGATAATCAAAAGAATCCACTGTAGACTTATGCTCTTTGTTTTCTCCTAGCTGCCAAATTTGCACTTGGTTGGCGAGTTGCCATGAAACGGCAGGGTCAAAAGCACTTTCTCGATATTGGAAAATTATTTTTATACCATGCGCTTGACAGTAGGAGAGGAAGTTTTCATTTCCTTCTTCTGAGGATGTACACCATACATGTTTTACCCCGTCAAAGGTATTAAACAGAGAGTCTAGGAAACTCCAGAGTCTTTCATAATCTTCAGCTATATTGTTAAATTTATTAAAGTATGGAATGTTTTTAGATTCAGGTAAGTTATTGGGATCCATCTTGTGATCCTTAATTATTTGGGAATACCTAGGGTTGTGCTCAAGATCTCCTGTGAGTGAAGATAATGGCTCGTGCACTATTCTGTCATTTTTATTCAACGCGGAAATTAAACTGGTTGTTCCAGCCCGCTCCTGACCAAATATAACAAATTTAGAATCCATAACCAAAGTAATCTAAATCACGAATGAAGTGATCTTCTATATATTCACGACTGTAATCAGAGTAGTAATCTCTGTAACTATTTTTCTTTTTGTATTCGGAGCTGCTATTCTTTCGCCAGTCATCGAACCCAGAGGAGCTACTGAAGCCAAAAACATCTTTTAATGCATCAAGACATCCTTCTATGTTTTCCATTTTATAAAACTTATCAATAGCAATATCTCCATTAATTTTTATGCGGTCAACATAGTTTTCATAGTATCCAGCGTGAAATTTTAAAATAGCTTTTTCTTCGTAGGCGTATTTAATAAAACCATCAAAATCATCAGACATGTAATACTGGTGAAATTTCTGAACATAAGGCATCATTGGTGATTCTATATTGTTTTCAACAAAATAATCGAACTTCCATCCGCCAAGATAAGAAAACATTGATACGACTCTATCAAATGGATTACGAACAACTGTGAACTTGAAGTAATCTTCGTAATCTGGCACATCTTGCGCGATAGCATTAAGAGCTCTTTCGCAGGTCACATGATATTTGTCGTCATAATCCTGCTGGTTTTGATTCTTTGCATAATCTGACTCTATATTGGAAAGCAAATAATGCTTTACAAAAGTTCCTGCAGACTTGGGCATGTGAACGTATATAAATTTATGTTCGTGACTATACATCAATTCTATCCATTACTTCTGGGTTGCTTAGGTTGTCCAGGAGGAATTGCTTTCCGTCCTCTCCGCATAAATGGCACAGATTAAAAGATTTATTGTCTTCTCCTTTTTGAAAACAAGCTTGGTAATTTGCGTTCCACACCCAATCTAATGGTTTGTGCTCTTTAAGTATATCTGTTTTTGTGTATGCGTATGCATATAAATCTTGATCAATAAAATCTTTTCTCTCTCCTAGTACTTCTAGAACTGGATTATCTATCAACCCATGATGCTTTAAGAAGTCAACAAAGCTGTATTGGTCGGGCAGTACCTTTGTCATTTTCCGTACAACTTCTCGCCCCATAACGTAACATCCTAAATTTAAATTGTATTTTGGTATATCCCTGTTGGTTTTTTCATTATGCCAGTATACATTTTCATCTTCTGGTATGCTTTTTAGGTATTTCTTAAGGAAGATTTCATTCTTCTGAACAACTGCTGGGTGAAATCCATAACCCATGACGAAATCGTTTTCTTCGTAAGTTTCAAAAATGTCCGTAGCGTCTTTGCTAACGACCATATCTAGATCAAGAAGCGCAAACTTATCATAGCTAGTCTTCATGAATTCATGCAAGAATAAAATCTTAATGAAGGTGCTCTTCTGGTAGAAGCTGAAGTTGTAATCATCTATTTCTTTGAATGCAGGGAAGTCATTCATTGAGATAATCTTAAGATCACAGTTTATCTTTGATGCGTATCTTTCTAGCGACTTTAAACAGTGCGGTACCCAAGCGACATCTTGATAGCCTGGATTTGCGAAATCCGTATCAGACGGTAGGTTGTTGATAATATATATTACGTTACTCATACTATGGTTATTTCTAAATCTTCGTCAAGCAAGCCCCAGTTGTCTGGGTTTGGGTTATCTATCATTTTATTTCTGATATCTAGGTCGTTGGTCTTGCGCTCCCCTTCTTGTTGTGCGTGAGGCTGCGTGGTATCGTTGGATGCTCCTTCGGATCTGTCATGATTTTGATGATAAAAATCAGCATCTATTGATAAACATAAATTATATATATCTTCTTTCGCCGCAATACGATTAAGGAACTCTGTATCCATACTATTCATGTAGACCAGCTTTTCATTAAAGCCTTTATGTTCCAGGTAGCATTCCCTGTCAACCATCATAACACCAACTGCACCGCCATAAAAAGGGAAAACTTCGCCGTTTGGCATTAATCGGCTATAGTGATTGTGCTCGTGACAAATATCAACCTTCCTGGATAATTGTTGATCGTATATATAATCCCTAAAAACAGAATGATGAGATTGGTCTTCACTTAAGTTTCTGCGACTGCAAAATGCCGCCCTTGGCCAGCTCCAACCATAGTCTTTAACTTCATACTCGTGATAAAACCAATCCATAAACCTTTGACCTATCAAGGTGTCTTGATCAATTCTCGCAAAATGTTTACCCTCCATGTTTCTGAATCCAACATTCATTGCGTGAACCTCTGAGAATGGAGAGTCTCCCTGGTGCCTGTCAGCTACCTCAGGTGGCACGGTAACTATTTTGAGTAGACCTTTAGCTTCTGGAGCCAATCTAGAGGATATAGACTCCTTTAAAGAGCCGCTACGAGAGCACCAATCAACCAGTACGACTTCAGATTGATCAATAACATTATTCTTTGCAATGATTTCACAGGCATGATTAACTGTGTTGACACAACGGCCAACCGAATCGCCATTGTAATTATCATTTCTGGAAACTAATATGTAAGATATTCTTTTCATGATCCTGGAACTAATCTTTTAGAGTTAAAACAGAAAACGCGATTTTGATTAGGCACTGTAACTTGTATGCCTCCAATTTCTTTTAACATGTTCATGTGCACAGATTCTGGAGTGGATACGTGCTTTTCAAGATGCTTTAAGCAGTGAAAATTTATACTATTTCTGTATTGTTTATCTATGTTGTGATTGTATGTATTTGGAACTATGTAAAAAATCTTATTCATCCAGTTAAACACATCATTTAATTTTAAAAGAATATCTTCTGAGTCGGTAACCACAAAGAAATTAGCTTTTCTCGCATTGATTTGAACTTTATTCATTTGCGCGATATAAACATTAATATCACTAACTTTGTCGGCCTCGAGAATAACTCCCCAAGTATGCTCGGTAATCCTTTTATTGATTCTTATTATTTCTTCGATAGCTGTTTCCGGCATGGAGCTAAGGCTATGGATTTCGTTTTCAAATTTGTAAGATTTGTATTCCATTGTTAGTTTTTTTATTTTGTCTTGTTCAGTATAGTATTTAAGTGATTGTTCGTAGTTTAATTCTCTATCTAGGTATTTTAATATTTGAAGGCTTTTATTTTCGTATGCTGTTTTGGCTTTATTTAGTTTTTTTTTAAAATAAGATATCATTAAGTTGATGGAGCTGGAGGGTCGACGACCTGATGAACTACCATTTTTGATAGTTTTTTGACTATTAATTTGGCGGTTTTTTTTATAATTAATAAGGCCATTGTGATCCATAAAGTAAGTTAAGCACAGTAAATTATGAATTATTAATTAATTTAAAATCCGAAAGAACTAGAGAAAAATAAAAAATAGTTGAAATCGTACAGAGCATCGTTAGTTAGATTACACATTATTGAGTATAAATCTTACTATAATATCTCCCCTTTCTTTTTTAGAAGAGAAGGCCCACAGCCATACGTAACTATTCCTGATGTCAGATATAGTCTTTTCAGTTTTGATTATGCTCTCTTCTATATGTTTAATGTCTGAGAACTTCATTTTATTCAAGTCTATTTTTAAATCTTTAGCTATTGAGACTAGTTTGTCTATCTTGTTTTCTTTTTTTGCCTCTGTTGCTTCTTGGTATGCGTCTAGTTTTTTATCATTATTGGCGACTTTATCTGGGTGAGTTTCGATTGCTATCTTTCTGTATAAGGATTTAAACTCGGGAGCAACTTCAGGCTCACCCTTCTTTTCTTTATCTTCTTTGAGTTTTTCTAGTGGGTTTTGTAGGTCGTTTCTACTGCAATAATCACAAACCTCAGAACAAAATATGGGAACTGACTCTTCGTATATAGAGTTAACTTCCGATAACTCGCCGTTGAGTTCAGAGCATTTAGCTTTTAGTTTTCTTAATAATTTTGATTTATAATCATCCACTTAATGGATTATAAGTTAAAAGAGAATATTTTAAAAAGCTAAATTGTTTTTATGGGTATGATCTGCTGGTAATTTTGAAGTAAGACCCCATTTGTGAGCTAAGTAGCCCTCTATGTTTTCTTGTTCACCTATATCTGAGAAAATAATAAATTCAGCAACATAACCTTCTAGGTTTGAGCCACCAATAGCATTTCCGCCTAATTTTATAGAATTTAAATGATTGGTTCCTATGTTGCCAGTATTTTTAAAATGTCCATCTATTCTTATTTGTGAGTTCGATGAATTCAACTTTGAAAGAATTATATAGGTCTCGCCCTCTAATACTGTGTCCGCACCGGAATCCATAGCTATGTTTGTGCCAGTACCGCTACCGCCTAAAATTTGAAAACCATTACTTGTGTTGAATCTTCTTAACGCCATCCTATCACCAATTGCAGATGATGTCGTGCCTGCAAAAATAAAATCTTGATTACCATCTACATCAGCTTTAAATACCACAGCTATAAACAAGGGGGTCGACGCTTGATCGTGAGAGAAGTTAAGATTTTCAAGGAATTGTCTGTCTTCGTCCCAGTCAATGACATTTAATCCATTGAGTGTCCTTCTTCCTGTTTTTGGGCCAGTCCTTCCAGGGGTTATCACTGTTAAATTTAACCCATTTCCAGACTTATCCTTGACCTCGCTAATAATATTTGAAGAAGAGGTTATAGTGAACGCATCTGCAGCATCATACCATGCAAGCGTATTGATGACAGCAGGACTCCATCCCGCGCTAATTTTTAAAAAGTCGCCCTCAGATCTCCATACGTCCCCTATAACCAAAGGGTCAAATGTGGGTAGTTTGTAATAGTCCAGATTAAGTTTTTCTGAGGTAACTCTTGTGGAATTTAAATTTAAATCAGCAATATAATCAAAATTATACACGCGAACTAGTCCTTTATTTACGCCGTAAAGATTGGCGGAGCTGCAAAGAAATGAACCATTTGAATTAAGAGATACAGACTTACCAAATCTTTCATCTTGTGATTCACCCATTAGGTCTTGTCCAATTGGCTCCCAATCTGAGTGGTATCCGTAAGTCCTGCACAAACCACTCCCAAGATTAGCTTCAGGGTGACCCACAGAAAGAATACTGAAGTTAGTATTAAGATCAAAATTCTTGCCACTAGGTAAGTTTTGATGCAGATTCCACGAATTTACGGTTGATGTGCTGTGAAATTCATATGCGCGTATAGATCCATCTCCGTTATTTCCCTCAACCCCTCCTGCTGCAAAATAATGTGAATCACGCATTTTTACGGAGGATCCAAATTTTTCATTATTTGACCCATTAATAGTTTGACCTAATTGGTTCCAATATGGATCGATACCACCCTCTGTTAGGGTCGGCCCGGAAGATATTATAGGATCCAATTCTAGACCGCTAGCCATGGATACAGAAAAGCCAGCGGAAGAAAGTTCAGCGGAATTTGCGGGGGAGGATAGATTGATTGCTACACCGCTATTTGTGGCTTGCCCATTGTTTATGTCGGCAGATACGATTAGATTCGCTGGGGCATTATAGGCAACAGTAGCTGGAGTCGGTGCGTTAGGGGCAGTTGTGCCTCCAGCTATTTGAGAAACTGAAATAGAAAAGTCATTATAAGAAGAATCTTCTTCGTTTGAGGTAAAAATCAATCCACCTAGCAGTCCGCTAGAAGCAGCTCCGCTATAATGGTAAGACCTAACTAGCCCATTGCCGCCATCATCTCCAGATCCACCAACCAAGATGGTTTGCCCATCTGTAGATATATCTATAGCAGAGCCTAAATGTTCTTCATCGGAAATTCCGCTAACACCGTTGCCCATTTCGCTCCACGATCCATTGACCCAATTATAAACACGAGAAATACCTGAATTTAGATTGGCTGAGACTCCGCCAATTGCAATATGATCGCCGTCTTTACTTAAGGAAAGTGAACAGCCAAAATTCTCAATAGATTTCCCGCTAATAGATGGATCTCTAGCAATCCAGGAAGAGTTATCCCAGTCATAAATTTTAACTAAACCTGAATTTAGATTTGCAAAAGGAACCCCAATCGCTAACATGTCGCCTTCTTTGTTTAAATCTATAGAGGAGCCTAGACCTTCAGGAAAAGCACCCTCTATATCTGCACCCAGCTGCTCCCAATAGTCTCCATCAGAAGAAAAAACTCTAACAAGGCCATTTCCAGAAGGAGAGCTTACGGCAAGAACTTTTCCGTCATCATTAAGTTTTATGGATTCGCCAATAAAATCGGAAGATTCGCCTGAAATATATGGCTCTTTGCTTGAGTAAAAAAAAGAACTACTAGATGTTGTTTCTGGATACTCATAGTTAATTGCATAATTCTTATAACCCTTGTGGAAACTTTCTGAGTCATAAATTTTTGCGTTAGTAGAACTTAGATTCGTTATATTACCATTTGTGGAATAAATCTCTGAAGTGGTTACTCTGTGAGAATTTGATATTGATTCACTGGATATATAGCGAAGAGTTCCAGTTTCTCCACTTACGCTAGATAATATATATATACGACTGCATGCCACTATGTAAATTACACTACATGCAAGCTATATATCCAATAAAATTAAACTCCTTGAAGATGAAAACATGAATCTTGATCAAACAAGATGATAAACAGAATCTCCAAGGCGCTTTTTAGAATTTAAAAGTCGTCTTCTAAAGAGCCGCTTTGTTGATACTCGCGAACTCTTCTTTCGAAGAAATTACCCATCGCCTGCACGTCAACAACCTCTCCTAGCCAAGGGAATGGGTTCTTATCACTAGGGAACCTGTAATCTAATCCTATGGCCTCTAAGCGTCTATTGCCGATATAATGCATATAGTCTACGAACATGTCTGCATTCAACCCAAGTATTCCAGTGGGAAGAACATCTTTTGCGTAAGCAATTTCAAGGTCAACTGCTTTTTTAATGTGTTCAATGAATTCCTCTTGAATTTCTTTAGTCCAAATAGAGGGGTTTTGATCAATTAAAGTATTGATGAGATAAGTTCCAAATGCAATGTGAGAGCTTTCGTCCCTCAAAGTATATTTAATCTGATCAGAAACACCCTGTAATTTATTTTGACGACCAAGCGCAAGAAGCATAGCAAAGCCACTAAAGAAAAAAGTACCTTCGCATATAATCCAATAGGTTAAGAAGTTTCTTAGTATGGCCTGCTTGCCCTCAATGCTAGTTGAGTTAAAGTCATTAGAACTAATATCATCAGTAATCTGCATTAAGAAGTCATCCTTAGCTTTAATGCTTGGAACATTTTGATAGGCCGCATAAACCTCATCAATTTCTAAATCAAGACTATCGCATATATATACAACAGTTAGGTTGTGAAGACTTTCTTCAAAAGCTTGACGCAATATATACTGGCGACACTCAGCGTCTGTAATATAACGAAAAGCGGACAAAAGCAAATTATTGCCAACCAGAGACTCACTTCCAGCAAAAAATCCAAGACATCGTTTAACAAGTAATTTCTCATCTTCTGTAATTTCATTGTTCTTCCATTGGGCTATATCATTTTGCATAGATATTTCAGTGGGCATCCAGTTGTTTGCACAACTCTTAAGGAATAGGTCCCATGCGTATTTATGTTTGTGGGGTAAAATTCTGTTTACTCCGGCGATGTTGTCTGTTAAAAGTTCTCCTGTTTTATCTTTCATGTATAGTATAACGAATGCGATTAATAATTAGATCACATAACTATACAATAAAAAACAAGAAAGGTCAAGTAAAAAATCAAGAACGATTCTTGAATCTTTTAATTAAAGACGATAAATAAGAATAAACTATCGGCCAAAAACAAATAACCATAACAATGGTCGACAGTATAGAGAAAACTGCAAAAGGAGTATTGTAGTCTATTGAATTGTTTTTATTAAAAAATTTAATTGATTCATTTTTATCTATAACTTGGTCTTTATTTATATCAGCTTTATTGAAATCATTAATACTTGGTATAACTTGTTGTATACTTGTTGAGTTATTGGTGTTTTTACTTTTTTTAAATGTAGAACAATTAAGCAAGAAGGGAATGATTAAAATTAATATATATTTTTTCATTTATAGATTTTCTGATATTCTTTTGAGCCTGGTTATTATGTAGTTTAAGTTGAGCGCGTTTATTCTATCTACGACTATATCTCCTTTTTCTGGATGCATTAATGCGCCAGATTCCAACTCTCCCTCGTGGAGAACATAAGAGATGAAATCATGAGCGCCGTTATTCTTTAACCAGTTCCAGTACATAGATCTTGTGCCCATCTTGCAGGAAAGTAGTACGTTTTCAAAATGAAACACTTTACTATACATAGTTACGTCCCTGAAGCAGGATATCTCGCTGGGAGGTTCGGATAGGGTTGAGTCTATGATCAGATTCATTACTCTGCTTGCTGTTTTTTCTTAAAATCGCGCAAGTATGAGTCTCTATCTATGCCTTTCTCTTTAAACTCTTTTTCTAATTTTTCATCCCAGTTCATTGGTAATGCTTCGGGGTCAGAGGAGCTGGAAAATATAATTAATGCTAGAATCACAATTATTGCGCAAATTATCAATGGTATGTTTTTGCTTTTCTTAGGTTCTGGTTTGATGGGTTCTGGTTCTGGTTCGATAGGTTCTGGTTCTGGTTCGATAGGTTCTGGATCTGGTTCGATAGGTTCTGGATCGGGGTCAATTGGTTTTGGATTAACAAACCCATCCGAAAGCTCTACATAGTAGGGGCCAATAGAGTTCATGATAGAAGACCTAAATAAGGAATCCTCCATAAAAAAGTAGCCAGAGTTTCCAAAAAATAAACCCCAACTGTTTTGAAATTCCCAATAAAGCTTGTCGTTTATATACTTCCATCCGATAAGACATACTGCGTGGCCGCCAGCAACCTCTGATGCTAAGTATTTTTCTGTGTCAACAATGCCGTCATATCCAATAGAGAAAAAGTAATCCCTAACCTTGAATGCATACCAAAGTGGCCGGTCAATCACCATCCTTTTGATCTCTTCTGTTTCGGAGCAGGGTATAACGTGGTAGGAGCTAATCTTCTTTAGTCCAGCGTCTTCTTTTGCCCCTTCTTTAGGGCTGCTGGATTCGCTATCTATATATGGCCAAAAGCTTTCAAAGCAGCAACCTTCGTTTATTAATGCGTTAGCAGCCCCCCTGATCGATGTTCCTGAGTAATCTTCGCCAGCCCATGGGTCGTATTTTTTAGCAGTCTTGTATATCCACATAGGGCTTGGCTCTTCAGCCTTAAACGCACTAGCCGAACCAAGAACAACCCTTCCGCTGTGACCCACGCATGAACCTATTGACCCTTGGTTAGCGACGCTTACGCATAGTGATCTTCTGGAGAATTCCTTACTGCTAATACTTTCAGATTTTAAATACTGAGAGACGTGAACCCAATCTCTTTTATCGGCAGGATGCTCGGAAACATTTAATTTTTTTTCTGAAAATTTATTTTTTTTGACGTATTTGGATACTGGATTGTCTAGTAATACGGAAATTATTGATTGTATTAGTTTTTTACTCATGTATATAAATACACATGAAATTGTAATTATATACTATCTAGCAGCCTAACTATGTTGTAGTCTATCAAGTCTTGGAAGTGAACCAGCTCGTTGATTTTAAACCAACCAAACTCGGTGTGTTCTTGGCAAAGCTCTGGAATCACTATCTTGTTGGATCTATATATGTGAAAGTAGAAATCGCAAGATTCATCTCTTATCACATCGATAAACTCAATAAATTTAAAGTCTGCAAATATTTTAGACTCTTCTAATAATTCTCTTCCGGCGCATTCAATTGGAGTTTCGCCTTCGTCTATTGATCCACCGAAAACAGACCAGTAACCTCCGTAAGGATATGACCTTCCGGTAACGTGGCACTTCTCTGATCTCTTCGCTAATAGTACTGAATTTTCAAATAGTACAGCAACCCCAGAAGCTCTTCTATTGGCAGCTTTCACATTCTCCACCATTCTTCATTGCTTCAATACTGCAGGAAGTTTGAGAGCTAGAAGAATTTGACTCTTCGGAGGTTGACTTCTCCACCTTACTGGCGGCCCTATTCCTTAAATAATACGTTGTCTTTAGTCCTAATTTCCAGCACTCCATATAAATGTCGTTTAAGTACTTCAAGGATGTTGACTTGTTGTATAAATTAAAGCTAATCGCTTGGTCGAGCCATTTTTGCCTAGCTGCATTGCATTCTATTAACTTGAACATATCCCTGTCAAAGGCGGTTTTGTATTTTTCCTTTATCCACTGTGGGATATCGCCATCAAGTAAAGAAAGATCTCCGTCAACATCCTTGACTAGCTTTGCCACCTCTGGGCTCCATAAGCCTTCGTTTTTCATGTCATCAATAAAATGCTGGTTGGTAATAAAGAAGTTGCCGCTTTTATTTTCATAAACAAAGAGTACGGAAAAGTTGGGCTCAATGCTTTGCTCTACTCCGTTAATATAACCTATGGTTGCAGTTGGCGCAATAGCCATAACATTAGAGTTTCTCATACCGAATTCAGAAACATGTTGCCTTGAGATTTCCCACTCGTCTTTCTTGGTTTCACCATTACCAAGTGGAGCTTGACCCTTGTAGGACATTAGGTTATTGTAGGAATCAATTGGAAAAATGTTTTGACTCCATAATGAGCCTTCATAAGTTTCATAGGATCCTCTTTCCTTAGCTAGTATGGAGCTAGCATATATAGACTGGCAGGAATAAAACTCAAACAATTCATCGTTGAATTTAATAGATTCATCGCTATCAATATTAATATTTAATTTATGAAGCACGTCGTGTATCGCCATCATACCTAGCCCTATAGGGCGATTTTTTAGATTTGAGTTAGCGGCTTCTTTTGTTGGATAAAAGTTGATATCAATAACATTATCAAGCATTCTTACGGCCGTGTGTATTGTTGATTTTAGTTTATCGTAATTAATGAAATAACCAGACTTACCGTGCGTGGACTTCTCCTCCACATGGTTCAGTAGATTTATTGATCCTAGGTTGCATACAGCAGTCTCGCCAATTTCAGTCTTCTCGCCGGATTTATATTTAGAGGCTTTAGTGTGGAGTGTTATTTCTGTACATAGATTACTACTATGGACAACTCCTTCGTGCTGATTAGTGTATCTTATATTACACGGATCTTTGAATGTGCACCAAGGATGTGATGTCTCAAATAATACCTTGAGCATTTTTTTCCACAACTCTTTTGCTGGAGTTTTTCTAAAGTTTTTAACATTTCCGTCTTCTGCTGATTGACACATTGCTTGATATCTATTGTCAAAATCTTTACCAAAGGAATCGTGTAGGCTTACATCGCTATCAGTGAGCTTTTCGTTCGGGTCGAAGAAGTACCAATCCTCATTAGCTTCAACTTTTCTCATGAAGATATCTGGGATCCATGAGGCGGTATTCATATCGTGACATCTGAGTCTATCGTCACCAGTATTTCTTCTTAAGTTTAAGAAATCCTCAAAGTCTAAATGCCAAGGCTCTAGGTATGCACAACCTGCTCCTGGACGCTTTCCACCTTGGTTTACAGCAACCAGCAAGTCGTTGTAAATTTTCAACCATGGAATTAAGCCTCCAGAAGTTCCATTTGTTCCCTTGATGTGGGAGCCTGAAGACCTAAATGGAGTTACATCAAAACCTAGACCACCCGCAAACTTAGATTTTCTAGCTTCCTGCCAAGCTCCATCAAATATGCCATCAATACTATCATCAAAAGTATTGAGATAGCAAGAGCTAAGTTGCGAGTGGGTTGTGCCACTATTGAATAGTGTGGGGGTAGAAGCTGTGTATAAAAATTGACTAAACAGATTGTAAAACTCTATTGCTTTTTCGTTTTTATCTTCTTCGTTAATAGCTAGACCCATTGCAACTCTCATCCAAAAAGCTTGAGGAGTTTCCATTATTTTCTTTTCACTTCTTATGAAGTAACGATCAAATAGTATCTGGATTCCTAGGTATTTAAACTTCTTGTCCCTGTCTATCTTTAGCGCCTCTGAGAGTTTGGTGAAATCAAAGCCAAGTAATCTTTCGTCCAGCATCTCTTGCTTTACTAATTTTTTAATGTTCTGTATGAAGCTTTTTCTGTACTGCAATTCAAAAGCTTCTGAGTCGACCCCTTCTTTGAATACTTCTTTGTATAAGCAGTTTAATAGTAACCCTGCAGCAGCGTAAGAGTAGTTTGGCTCTTTTTCTATTTTTTCCCTAGCAGATAAAACTAAAGCTTTGTCTATTTCGATAGTAGTTATTTTGTCGAATAACTGTAATTGGGCATCTAGAACTATTTCGCTTGGAGAAACGTTGTCTATGTCACTGCACGCTCTTAATGCGCTTGCGTTTATTTTATCTACTTCAAATTCTTCTAGGCGGCCGTTTCTTTTCTTAACTTTAATATTCATGAAATTGTTTTTACACTAAGGGGTTGTGTTGTTTTATAAAAAATGTAAGTTTTGTTAAAGAAAGCATACTAACATAAAAAAACGTGTAGATCAAGTAAAAACGAAAATAATTTATTAACAATAAGAGAACCAAGGATGAATATGAGAATCTTAAACAAACAAGATGATAGACAGAATCCCTAGTGTGCTTATTGTTAAATTTATGAATCGCTATTGTCTACGGCAGAAGTTGAGTTTGCCCAGTCCAGGTCTTTCCTTACGTCTAGATTAACTGACCATGCTGATTTTAAAAGTTTCGCATCTAGCCCATTTTTCTCAAAGGTGGATATTAATGCATTAATGTCTTTTGGGAAGCATGTGCCACCAAAACCTTTGTCTCCGTCGTGACCGGGAACTTGATAGTGGGACTCACCTATTCTTTTGTCACTAATAACTCCATTAATAATAGAGTTCCAATCTAATCCAAGTTTATCAATCAGCAAGTGTATCTCATTGAAAAAACTAACCTTGGTAGCAAAGAAACAATTAGCGATATACTTTACAGATTCAGACTCAACGCTTTTCATTATAAGACATGGCACATCAGGAAAATTGTATTTAAATAAGCTGGCAGCTTCCTGTGCGACGTGCTGGTATTTGGTATAGCCTATTATGTGCCTATCTGCATTAATGAAATCTTCTTTTGCGAATTTAGCGGTAAGAAATTCTGGGGAATGGATGATATGTAATTCCGGATGCGCTTCCTGTAGGCTTTCGGTTGTCCCAATTGGAACCGTTGATTTTATTATGAAGGTGGCGTTCGATCCGATGGATTTAATTTCGCTAAAGCAGGACTCTATAATTGATAGATTGCAGTCATCTCCCATAACATCCCTCATTGGCGTTGGGACGCATATGAAAACAAAATCCTGAAGTATTACATCTCTAAGTGGGTGAGTTGACGAGTCTGGATTTTTATCATATACCTTTACTTCCTCAGACGAAAATCCGTTGGCAACTGCGGAACCAACGAAGCCATTCCCTATAACTCCGATTTTAATTTGGTCTGTTCTTTTCAATCCAATCTTCTATTTTGCGGGATGGGTTCCATCCAAGCATAGTTTTAGCCTTAGTGTTGTCCGCAAGAGTTTCCCTTGACTCTCCTGGTCTTGCTGGGATATGAACGTGTTCACCTCCAGTTAATTTAACCAAATCTAAGACTGAATGATTTGTGCTAGTTCCGAGATTAAAAAGCTCTCCTACGATTTTCTTATCATCCGACTCTCCAGCAAGAAACATTGCCTCGACTATGTCTTTAACGTGAGTGTAGTCTCTGGTTTGAAGGCCATCTCCAACAACAGTCATTGCTTCGCCTGATTCTTTTTGCCTAAAGAATAGGCCGACAACTGGCGCGTAATCTCCAGCTAAAGGCTGACGCTCCCCGTAGACGTTAAAGAATCTAAATAGAACAGTTTCTAGGCCAAAAAGTTTTGTATACATTTTGCAAAGCTCTTCACAATTAGACTTGCTTACAGAATATGGGTTCAAGCAATCATTCGGCATATCCTCCTTTAAGGGAATTGGATTTTTAAGTCCATAGCAAGAGGATGTCCCTGCGAACATTACTTTTTTGCAGTTATTTAATCGCGCGGCCTGAAGAACGTTGCAAGTTCCTAGTGAGTTGTTCTTGACAGCATCAGCTGGATCCTGTACGCAAATTTGTATCCTGGACCTGGCGGCTAAATGAAAAACTAAGTCAACACCCTTGAAGAGTGGATTGAGTTTCTCGAAATCGCAAATATCTACTTTGTGGTTTTCGCAATCATCTCTCCATGTAAAATTAGAATTTGCAGTGGAGGATTCATCATCAACTACGACGACATCGTGTCCGGCTTTAAGTAATCTTTCAACAAGATGACCGCCAATAAACCCGGCGCCACCTGTAACTAAACATTTTTTCTTTGACATAATTAGTGTTACACTTGATCACAGTCAATATTTAAATTTTTAAGATACCATTTGTATGTTTTAACTATCCCGTCCTTTAGTGCGACTTTCGGCGAGAACCCTTTTGATTTGATTCTTGTGTTATCCATTTTTTTTCTAAAAGTTCCGTCTGGCTTGGAGCTGTCAAATACTATTTTTCCGTCATAACCAACTGCGTCTTTAATTAAATGCACTAATTCTAATATACTAACTTCATGCTCTGAGCCACAATTTATATGGGAAATGCCGTCGCTATATATGTCTTTTGCATTTATGTTTTCCATGCAATGAATAACTCCATCGGCCAGATCTTCTACATATAAAAATTCACGCATAGGTTTTCCAGACCCCCATACTTCTATTGATCTGTCACCTTTTTCTTTTGCGCAATGTATTTTGTTTATTAAGGCAGGTAAGACGTGCGAACTCTTAAGATCAAAATTATCCCTAGGGCCATATAGGTTGCACGGCATTACCGAGTAAAAGTTGCAACCATATTGATCGTAAAAGCTTTCGCACATTTTGAGCGCGGCTATTTTAGCTATAGCGTAAGGCTCGTTAGTATGTTCAAGCGGGCCGGTAAGTAAGTATTCTTCCTTGATTGGTATGTCTGCATGCTTTGGATATATGCATGAAGAACCTAAGTTGATTAACTTCTTGACTCCAAATTTTTGCGCAGCCTTTATTATTGTTGATGAAATCTGTAAATTATCATAAAGGAAGTCTGCTCTGTATGTATTGTTGGCTAGAATTCCACCAACTTTAGCTGCACAAAGAATTACCGTGTCAATTTTTTCATCACTAAAGAAGTCCATGACCTTATGTTTGTTCATGAGGTTCATTTCCTGCCTAGTCCTAGTTATGATATTAGAATAGTTTAGGGACTCAAGCTTCTCAAGTATAGAAGAGCCGACCATTCCTCGATGGCCAGCTATGAATATTTTTTCTTGCTTCACTTAGATAATAACGAATAATCGTTATGGTACATCTTAGAAACGAGCCCAAAAAAGTCTACCTTCCTGACCCAACCAAGTTCCTTTTCAGCAAGAGAGCAGTCTCCGCAAAGCTTGTGGACTTCAGCTGGCCTATAGTATTTGGGACTAACCTCAAAGAATAATTTGCCTTTTTTTGTGTAAAATTTTTCATTATCATCTTGACCCTCAGAGTAGAAATCTATTTCTGCGAACTCTAAAGTCTTGGTTAGGAATTCTCTTACGGTGTGCATTTCCCCGCTACCCAATACGTAATTCTTAGGCTTGTCTTGATTGAGCATGATCCATACGCCAGACATGAAATCTTCGGCATCACTCCAGTCTCTCTTAGCATCAAGGTTTCCTAATTGAAGAATAGGTATATCTCTTCCATCTTCTAAGGCAATTTTAATTTTCGCTATACTGTGGCTAATTTTTCTGGTTACAAAATCAAGACCTCGCCGAGTACCTTCATGATTAAATAGCCAACCCTGTACTGCATATAAATTGTAGGACTCCCTGTAGACCCTGACAATATGCCTAGCTGCGCACTTAGCAGCACCATAGGGAGATTGTGGTCTCAGTGGGTGATTCTCATCTTGAGGAACGCACACCACATCTCCGAATTCTTCAGATGATCCAGCATTATAAAATCTACATTCCGGAGCAAATCTTCTTATCGATTCCATGATATGTAGAACCGCGTCAGCGTCAGTATCCCATGTCTGGATTGGATAATCCCAGCTTCCAGCCACAAAAGATTGAGCTGCAAAATTAATAAAATAATCTGGCTTAATATCTAGTATTACGTCCCGAATACTGTGCGCATCATTTAAATCCATGTTGATTAACTCGAATCTAGGATTGCCTTCTAGATGCAGGATATTCTCGTGGTTTTTAACGCTCAACCTGCGTACCGAGCCATAAATTTTATGATCAGTGTTCTTTAATAAATAGTCGACCATGTGACTTCCGTCTTGACCGGTTACTCCTGTTATAATTATTTTTTTCATTTAGTGCATTGTGGCTTTGTGAAATTGTTGATCAATAATGATTTCTATGTATTCTTTTTTAAGACCGCTAGCATTTGTCCTTTATCTATTGTCTTTATTATTTCGTATTTTTCAAGTATTGTTTTGTACCAGCGTCTCTGATTGGTTATGTGAGAAAATGGTAAAATAGATGGGTCCCCATCTAAGTGAGACATTGAAATTTCGAGACTATTCATTGATTATAGATAAAGTTTTATTAAAAGATCCTTCAATCGAGCAATTTCTTTCAAACCAATCTATGCAATTATTAGACATGCGCACCCATTGTTTCTTTGTTGTAGATTTGATTTTCTCAAGAGATATTTGCAAGTTCTTGCCGCAAACATAATGAACGTTTTCAATTAAAGGTTCTGGATAATCAGCACACACCCCTTCGGTAAAAATAGGAACCGTCCCCATTCCCATTAATTCTATATCTCTAAGGCATTTTGGCCCGACCCCCCTTAAGCATAATCCATATTTCATGCGAGAAAGAGATCTAAGGTAATCTATATGATCTACTTTTCTGGTTTCATAATGGAATAAATCGCAATGTTTTGACCACTCAAAAGAAAGTTTGTGCCTTTCATGATTGGTAGGCGTACCAATAAAGCCTATATTTATCATTCTAGATTCATAACTTAAGCGTAATTCGTTCTTTAATGCTTCATAAGTTTTTGATCGCCAAGGCCAGAAGATCCACTTTTTATTTCCAGTCCCATTTTTAAATGTATTTGAAAAAAGACACATATCGTAATCATGCTTTAATCTATCTAGGAGGGGAAAATCATATAATAATACACCTCCTTGTTGTTCTACCCAGCACTTTGCCTCTGGAGAATCTGGATCTGATTGGAATCCAGGAGACCTATGAGTTGGCCCATTTTCAATATCGCAAAAACCTTTTTCCTCCCATGCGTCAAGCAGTTCCCTGAATGATGATCCATCGTGGCCGCCTATTAGTGGTTTTATTATCTTCATTTTAGGGGGATGTTATTTTTCAGCCATAGCTATGAAGGAATTGTTTAAATCTACATTGGATACAAAAATATTAGAATAACCTTTATCTTTTAGATAGTCATGAATTATATCTCTGGAGAAAATATGTATATGTTTTCTGTTGTTCCATGGCCTCCAATAAGTTTGACTATAATCTGGTAAGTATAAAAATAAAGTGCCGGAACTTTCGATAAAATCATACCAATAATCTAGTGTATCAACCCAGTGGGGAACGTGCTCAAGGCAGTGACTGGAAAAAATATAATCAACCTTTTTGTTGCTAGGTAAATTATTTGCATCCCATGGATCATCAAAAGAAATATCTATTGGTTTTGCTCCAGGGTAGCTCCATTCTTTTTTCATGCATCCCACATCGTACCCACTACCCTTGCACACATGCTTTGCAAAAGGAATGCAGAATTGGGATGCGTAACCTCTGCTTTGAAATAGTGGATAGGATTCATCTTTGAAGCAAATTGTTTCAATCATAATATATGATATTACATCATCATTCGATAATATTCCATATCTGATCACATTCTTTTGAGAAATTAAAGAATGGATTCCTGTGGCTATAGAAATAATTCTTAGATTTAATATTTAACTGTTTTATTAATTGAAATATTGAACTGTCTATGGTGTGTATTTCTTCAGCTTTTTCAAGTACACCAATCCAGTCAAAAATACTATCTGTAATTGGTGATAGGAAGATTTTACGTAAAGAGCTTGTGAAATTTATTTCAATTTTTCCGCCGCTATATGAGTTGTTGTGAAATGAAAACTTATCGGCAAGCTCTAGCTTTTGTTCTAATAAATTTTCTCTCTCATAATCTCTTTCGATAAAGAAATGTGAAAATCGGTACGAATAATCTATATTCATTTGATCGTAAAAAGATTCCTCCCAATTGGGCAGCTTGCAATTCTCAAAACCAATTCTGATGAACTTGTTATTTTTATACATTTTTTCGCAATCGGAATCCGAGTTTACGGGATAAAGTTCTACATCAATATCTCTATATAGTTGCTTTACGCTGGATAAATTATGATGTTTCACTGCGAGTTTTATTTTTTTATATTTTTTATGAAGTTTTCTAACTATTGCATTGCAAACAATATGATCTCCGAGGCCGAGATGGTGATGAATAAGAACGCTTTTTGTGTTTAACTCCATTTTTCTATTGGCCCAATTTTATTATCTGATGTTATACGCTCACCAACAAACGAGCCGTATTTAAAAGGTTGATGATTAGGGAATTGTATGCCTGAACCCCTTCTGAAATCATCATGTTCTAAAAATAGAAATCGGATTTTAGAATACATACTTTTTAGTCCATGTTGATCATTATGATATTCATCGCCTTTGCGAAAACTAATTAAATCTTCGTAAATTTCACTTAAGTCAGCGCAACCTGATCGCTTGCAACCCCACATGCCAGCCATAACTGGCCAATCATTATGGAATTTATGATCCCTCATGCAATGGAACTGCATTTCGCTTTTTTCCCATTCAATTACAGCTTGATATTCTTTATCCGAAATTCTTGAATCGCAATCACGACTGACGAAAACAGATACATCGTTGCATGTCATGGGCTTGAATCGAGCGAAAGACATAGAAAAATCTGAATTATCATTTGTCAAAATAACCTTTCCGCCTTCTTCTTTAATCCTTTCTTGATTTTTTTTGCTTACGAGCGGATGCGTATAAAACCAGCTTTCCCAGCCTGCATAAAATTCACTACCAATACTTTTTGCGTTTTCAATTGCGCCGACTGTGTAACGCTCGCAGTCTCCCCAAAGTGAAAATGATACTACTTTTTTCATGTTTTATATTTTGCCTGTATTTCTTTATCATGTAGTTCTGACTCTTTAAGTTTCGCTTGAGAGGTTGAATCAGGTCTATATAAAAAGTCGCCAATGATATCTTGAGTTCTTTTAAACCTCATGCCCATCGAAAACATTCGCAACCACATGTCGTAGTCCGCAGAAGAAAAATATTTTTCATCAAATTCACCAGCATCCATCAGGGAGGCTTTTTTGACTAAAGGAAATGGCCCACAGGGATTAATAGAAAACATTAACTTTTCTTCTGATTCAGACAGTAAGGAGTTGGTTAAATTTCTCCAGTACTCACCTATTGGCAGATTGGGTCCGCCAATTTCAGACACGAAGTTATGCACTCCGTAAAATAAATCTACTTCTGGATGTCCCTCGATGTAATTATGGTAAGTTGAAAGTGTGTGAAAGTTAAGCCTATCATCTGTATTAAAATTAACTAAATATGGAGTGTTGGATTTAGCTACCGCAAGATTCCACGCTTCATAAATAGATAAAAATCCAGGCTCAAAAATAGAAACATTAATATGTCGATTAAATTTGAATTGTTTAATTTCTTCAAGGGAGCCATCCGTAGAACCTGCGTCTATGAAAAATAAATCAAACGGCTCAGAGATCTGAGAGTTTATATTGTTCAAATAGCCTTTAATCCACTTAATCGAATTATAGGTCGAGCAGTAAACTGTAATTTTACTTGTGGATAAAGTAGACATCCTCCCTTTCGCTTTGGTAACCTTTAAACTGACTACACACAGGTTCGCCCATAATAAATTCACAAGGTTGAAGTTTGGACCTTAATAAGTATTGTAGTATCCACATGTCTGAATTGAAATCTGGTTGCCCCATGGACTCTCTTACTTCAACGAAAGTTTTATAAAATTTTACCATTTTCTCAAATGATCCGCCCACAACGCCCATGTTAATCAAATCCCATAAACCGTAATTTATATCAAAGTTAAAACTATCATCCCAGTTAAAGTGATCATGTATTTTTTTATACGGAAACTGGCTTAATGGTATTGAATCCTTGCAGGCAAAATAATCTATCGAATCGTTCTGATCAATGAGACTTACCGGATCCATAACGACCTTAACATCTGATGCGTCAGTATGAAATACCACACTGGGCTTTTCACTCAAGCTCTCAAGGTAATTACTGAAGCAAAAAAATCTATAATCATTGTTTGAATATTCAGTTGGTGATACTTTTTCAAAAGATACATAATTATTTGAGTAGTCCCTAATCAGGTCATCCTCTAGGTTGTCGTGAAAAACTACAGATTTTATTTTATTCCTAACCACAGAATCGTACCATTCTTTTATGTAATTAATGTCAGATTTAGCAACCATTCCATCTGGACCCCTACCCACTACTGCACTATCACCCGGATCATTCGGGTGCGGCTTTACCGAAAAGTAGGAGGTTAATATTAGGGTTCTATTATTTTTGCTTGACATTACTTAAATTTATGTTATAATGCTTCAAAAGCTTTAGCTATTGAAGCTATTCTCATGTTAATCTTATTTGTCTCACGTTAGTCTAATCAATTAGTAATCTTACGGAGACCTCATATCTTACGAAGACCAAGCGCGCGAGATTTTTTTCTTTCTTTTTACTTGACATTACTATGATTATATGTTAGTCTCTTATTTATTCTAAATAAAAAATGGAAATAAACTCCTTATCCGATAATGAGCTAGTCTGCAATTTGCAGGTTGGCGTAGAACCCGAGCAAAGCTTGGGCGAATTGGTTCAACGTCATAGTGGTATATTCATAACGATGGTGAATAATTACTCTCCTACTAGCACGTCCGGGATAGTCTCAGACAGGGTAGATCTACTGAAGGATAGAAATTACTATATTTATAAAGCGGCGCTAAAATACGATGACTCTAGAAATACTAAATTCTCAACCCATCTTGGTAACGAGACTAGATGGTTGTGCTTGAACTTATATAATAAAAATAAGAACTCAAAAGAAGTTCACATGGATTATGCTGATATCGGAAAGAGGTCAGAGGATAAGCCTGAAGATAAAAAAGTAGACCTAGAAGTTTTAAGCAAGATAATGAACCTAATAAATAAAGATCCTGACACCAGGGTTTCAAAGATATTCAAAATGAGATACATAGAAGGGCAGAGAAACAACGTAATGCCATGGAATAAAATATGCAAGCCACTAAAGCTTAGCATACAGGGATGCATAAACATCCACGACAAAGCAATCACTAAAATAAAAAGAGAACTAAAAAACGAATTATGATAAATAAATTTATAGGAATAGGTCACCTAACAAAAGACCCAGAGACTAAATCATTCGAAAGCAGCAACACTAAATGTTCATTTTCATTAGCAATAAACAACTCCAAGGACGAAGTTCTTTTTATGGATACGGAATGCTGGAACAAAACCGCAGACAACTGCAAGAAGTTTTTATCAAAAGGATCTTGTGTTTATGTTGAGGGTAAAATAAAAGTCAGCAAATGGGAGGACAAAAATGGAAACCCAAGGCAGAAGTTCTACCTTGGCGCAGACTTAGTCAGGTTTCTACCAAGCGGAAAAAAAGAATCAACCAATGTTGTTATTGAAAATCCACAACCAAGCCCTACTATACAATCAATAGTAGAAGAAGAAGAAATGCCATTTTAAATATGAATAAGATAAATTTCAGCGCACCAATAAACTCATTAAGTTTTGGCAATGTTTCGGTAAACATGCTAAGATCCCTCCATAAAAAAGAGGTAGAAGTCTCTTTCTTCCCAATGGGTAAGTCTTTGGACTTCACAGCTTACGATAAAATTGACACTAAATTAAAGTCCTGGATAGAAAAGTCTTCAAATGAAAGATTCTCAACACTATCCCCAGATTCTCCATCCTTAAAGATGTGGCACATCAATGGATCTGAGTCAGGCATAGGCAACAATCAGTTCCTTTATACTTTCTACGAGTGCGACTCCCCCACTATTGTAGAGAAAAGTATTTGCGGGGTCCAGAGGAAATGCATCTTCAGTAGTTCTAGCGCCATGAATATTTTCAAGAATTCGGGATTAAAGAATACAGAATACATACCAATAGGTTTTGATACTGATTTTTTTGAAACTAACAAAGTTTACCTAAAAGGTAGAGTTAATTTTGGGCTAGTTGGCAAGTTTGAAAAAAGAAAACATACAGCAAAAATCATCAAACTCTGGGCCGATAGATACGGCAACAATAATGACTACCAATTAACATGCTGCATAACTAATCCATTCTTCAAGCCAGAGCAAATGAATATTGCGATAAGTCAAGCCCTTGGCGGCAAGCGCCACACAAACATAAACTTCCTGCCATACCTTAAAACTAATTCAGAAATGAACGAGCTTTACAATTCCATCGACATCAACCTGAGCGGCCTAAGTGGGGCAGAAGGTTGGAATTTGCCCGCATTTAATTCTACTTGTTTGGGCAAATGGAGTGTTGTCTTGAATGCCACCTCCCATAAGGATTGGGCTACTAAAGATAACTCTATATTGGTCGAGCCAGAAGGTCAGGAAGAAATTTATGACGGAGCATTCTTCCAAAAAGGCCAACCGTTTAATCAAGGAAACTTAAATACATTCTCCGATCAATCATTCTATAAGGCACTAGACAAAGCTATAGATAAATACGACAAAAGAAACGAAAAAGGTGTTGAAATAAAAGAAGTATTTACTTACGATAATACAGTTGAAAAAATCTTAAACCTAACAAACAAATGAACATTAAGAAACAAGGCGAAGGTATTCTCCTCTGCTGCGGCAAAGGAAGATGTCCGGTATTAAAAAAATCTAAAGAAAAAACAGACCATTACACGCTCACTGATGATTTTGGTGGGGAAGTATCTTTGACTCAAGAGCAGCTTCTAGTTATCAAGGAAGCGCTAGAGTCCCTCAATGGTAATTGAATTGATCTCCTGTGTCGGCTTAATGTGGATCCTTAGGTATGGGTCCATATTAGGCCGTCTGAGAAGTTTTATTTTTAAACATTCTAATTTATTAAAAGAATTATTTAATTGTAGTTTATGTTTAGGCTTTTGGTGTGGTTTCTTTATTGGTTTATTAATGTATAATTTTAAAGAAAGTAATATTTTATATTTGTTATTTCCTTTATGCTCTAGTGCTTGTTGTTGGTTATTTGATTCTCTATTGGATTTAATACAATTAAGCTGTAATAAATTAGATAAAAAATAGTTGACAATGTAATAAATATTTGGTATAATCTAACACTATGCCAATGTATATCTTTCAAAACCCTGAGACCCAAGAGGAAACAGAGGTGTTCTTCCACATGAATGATGAGAAGAAATATGTAGACGAAAAAGGATTAGAGTGGAGGAGAATCTTCACGTCTTCCCAATTGAATACAGAGGGGTCGATTGACCCATGGGACAATGCAAGTTTTGTAAACTCTACTGCAAACATGAAGGGTAGTGTTGGTGATATGTTAGATAAGAGCGCCGAACTTTCATCTATGCGCGCCGAAAAGAATGACGGCGTAGACCCACTAAAGAAAAAATACTTTGAAAATTACTCTAAAGAGAGAAATGGAACAAAACATCATATGGACAAAGGTAACACATATGAAAGTAAAAACGTTAAAATAGACTTCGATTAATTATGAGCTTACAATTATACAAACCAAATAAATACAACTCTGGATTCGGTTTCAGTTTTTCAATGGGTCACGACAAGAACAGCGGCGAACCCATCTTGTTCGTGTCGGCCATAATGCAACACAGCTGGGATGAGAAAGCTAGGAGAGGAACCTTCATCAAGAACAAAGAAGACCCAGAGAAAAACATTACCCTGAAATTCAATGAGTTTGAGTGCGGCTCAATAATCAACGCAGTAAAGAATAGATTTGCATACGATACCTTCCATCAATTCGAAGGCAAAAAAACTACTATAAAATTTACTCCATGGGATAAAGAATCTAAAGTTTCTAAGTTTGACGCAAAAACAAAAAGCTACAAAGAAGAAATTCAAATATTACCAAACTTCGGATTAACAATTATAAAAAACGGAAGCAATACATTTAAATGCTCACTAGAAGCTGGGGAGGCAGAATGTTTATCTAGATTCCTAGAAACTATTTTAACTAGAATATACAACTTTCGCATAGAGAAAAATATTGAGTCATTTTCTAAACCTAAATACTCTAAAACTGAAGAAGACTGCCCGATTTAATGAAGAAGATATTATTTCATAGTAATCACAGTAAGGCTTTTACTGGCTTCGGTAAGAATTGTAAAAACGTATTACGCCACCTACACTCTACAGGCAAATACGAAATAATAGAAGCGTGCAACGGGATGACTAAACTCCACCCAGCTTTATCAAAGCTGCCATGGAAATGCGTAGGAACTCTGCCTGACGACCAAGAGAGACTCAAACAATTAAATAAAGATCCTAATATGGCTAGAGCTGCTGGTTACGGCGCTGAAACTATAGACGACTTAATCAAGGAATTTAAGCCTGATGTATATATAGGGGCAGAGGACATATGGGGCTTTAATGGATATTGGAAAAGAAATTGGTGGAATAAGACCAACTGCATGATCTGGACAACATTAGATTCGGAGCCAATTTTACCACTAGCCATAGAGGCCGCCCCATTCGTTAAAAATTTTTATGTATGGGCAAGCTTTGCGGAGAGGGAGCTTAAGAAACTAGGGCACGAGCAAGTGAAGACACTAAGAGGAGCTGTTGAAACAAAGAGCTTCTTCAAGATTCCAGAAGAAAGCAGGTCAGCATTAAGGAAGAAATTCTTAATTGACACAAACTGTTTCTTAATTGGCTTTGTTTTCAGGAATCAACTAAGGAAAAGCGTACCGAACCTACTAGAGGGCTTCTTTGATTTTATCAAACAAAACCCAGAATCTAACGCTAAGTTACTACTCCACACACACTGGGGCGAAGGATGGGATATCATAAGATTAATAAAAGAAAAAGGAATCCAAAACTCCCGAATTCTCACCACCTACTACTGCCCATCCTGTAAGCAGTATGAAATAAAACCATTTCAAGGTCAAAAATTAGATTGCAAATTCTGCGGGTCAAAAAAAACCCAGAGCACTACAAACGTACAATCAGGCGTTTCAGAAAAACAACTTAATGAAATATATAACCTCATGGATGTATATTGCCACCCGTTTACTTCTGGAGGCCAAGAAATACCAATACAAGAAGCCAAACTTACCGAGCTCGTAACACTTGTTACAAACTATAGTTGTGGAGAAGATACCTCAAGTACGGAATGCGGATCTTTCCCATTGGATTGGGCTGAATACAGAGAGCCTGGAACTCAATTTATAAAAGCTAGCACGTACCCGTCAAGCATATCAAAACAATTAACTAAGGTCTTCAAAATGAAGCGCGTTAAGAGAGATAAAATGGGCAGGATTGGTCGCAAGTTTGTTGAAGATAATTTCTCGTGCGGCGTTATTGGATCCCAACTAGAAGGAATAATAGACTCGATGCCAGACAATGATTGGGATTTTGATTTTTTAGAAAAACTAAGGAACTCAAAATACAATCCTCCCGCAATTGAGTCTGACTCTGAATGGTTAATTGATATATATAAAAACATATTAAACGTAGATGTTGATCCAAATACTGACGATGGCCATAAATACTGGATGCAGGAAATTTCCAAAGGAAAAAGAAGGGAGGGGATAATTGAATATTTCAAAGATGTCGCAAATAAAGAAAACTCCACCATCGGTAAATCTTTAGATTTTAAGGACTTACTCGGTGACGAAGGTCCTGAAAATAGACTTGCCATTGTTATCCCAAGAAATGAGTCTGATGTTCTAATGATTAATGGACTATTAGGCGAAGTTAAAAACCTTTATCCTGACCATAATATTTACATAATAACTAAACCTGAATTCTTCGATTGTATCGAAGACAACAGTAACGTACATAAAGTCATAGCGTACAAAGAGGAGCTTGATAATTTATTATTCCTAGAAGGCTGCGGTGACCATAAGGGGTATTTTGATTTAGCCTTTCTCCCGCATATTGGCACCCAGAAAATATTCAACTTCCAGCACAACGGAAAAGATAAAAACCAATTCGAATTAAAAAGCAAATTATGAGTCATTTAATTGAAGAGTACGCAAAATGCCTAGGAGTCAAAATAGGGCGCCCACAAATTTCTGATCATTTTTATCCAATTACTTCCGATAAATACATAACCCTACAAACGTCCAAAGGCATACAATCAAGAAATTATTCTCACTGGGAAACCGTGGTTTCCATGATTAAAAAAAACGCCAAAGGTTATGATGTAATACAAGTTGGCTCAAAAGAAGATTACCAATGTAAGGGTGTAGATCATGATCTTAGAGGGTCTACATCTTTTAAGAATATCGTTTATATATTGAAAGGCTCTTCTCTGCATATTTGTGTTGACAGCTTCTCCTTGCACTTGTCTTCATGTTTAGATATTCCATCTATATCAATATTTTCAGATATGCTTCCAGAGCAGTCTGGCCCAGTATGGAATAGAGAGTCTAAGCACTTTTGCTTATCCCCTGATTTGGAAGGTTCAAAACCTAGCTACTCAAATACGGATAAAAATAAATCAATTGATAAAATAAATCCTGAGGAAATATTCTTCAAAGCTTTAAACTTTATAGATGCTAACAACAACCTAGATGGTTATAAAACCTTAAATATAGGTCAGTACTATAATAATAGTATACTAGAGGTTGTGCCCGACCATCATTGCCCATTAGGTTTTTCGCCAAGATCTATAGTTAATCTTCGGTGCGACTATACTGACGATGACTCATTTATTCACGAATGGTTTAATTTCAAGATTAACCTAATGACCTCCAGGAAGATTGACTTAAATTTAATCTACAGGAATAGATCTAATATTGCAGGAATTACATTATTTATGGAAGATTTAAATTTCGACGAAGATTACCTTTGTAGTCTAGATTCCATGAACATTAAATACTCATTAGTTTGCAGGGAGCGCGAGAATATATCTGAATTAAGATTTAATTTTTTTGATAGAACCATAGAAGAATATATAAAAAAGAAAAACAAAGACCTTGACTTTTGTTCTGAATTGTGTGATAATACTTTCTATCACAGCAACAAGTTATTAATATCGAATGGTAAAGAATACTCAAGTAAAGCTTCATGGAAAGATGGAGTCGAAAAAGGAATTGAAGACCAAAAAATTATTGATAATGATGATTTCTGGGAAGAAATAAATCACCTAAATATTTATAATCATGACAAAATCAAAAAAAAGTGAAACAACAACCGAAAACTCCTCAACCATTTCAGACTCTAAAATAGATAACTCTATCGGTCCATCTTTATTCAACAGAGACGAAAACGGCTTACTAAAAAACATTCAATATGTCTTCAATGAGGACGGATCAGTTAACTGGAGGGCAATGATAAAAGAAGAACATTTATTCCCAAATAAGCTTTGGTTTCAGGCCCGAAATAAAGACATGCCAAGATCCATAGAAGGGCTAAAAGATAATCAGTTATTAATTAAGCTTAGCGGAATCAAGGAGCTTGCCAGGCTAAGAGGTTTTTCAAATATATCTTATTCTATCGATAAATGCGAAGAAGATCACGTTGCAGTCACCTGTAGCACGATCTTTATACCTAATTATGAAACAGGAAATAATCCAGTTTCATTCCAAGATATGGCCAATGCAAGCACAAGAAACACAAGTAGTTTTGCTACCAAATTTCTAGAGACCATAGCTTGCAATAGGTCGTTTGTTAGATGTGTTAGGAACTTCCTTAATGTCCATATAGTTGGAGATGACGAGATTGATAAATCAAACCCAAACGCACCTGCGCATCAAGATTCGTCTAAAAAAAGCGACCCATTTAGCCCAGTAACGACCTTAAGGAATAGAGCTAAAAGCGTTTTATTTACTGATTCATTTGAAGACTTTAAACCTTTTATTAAGAAATGCTGGCAAGCAAAAAAAGAAGGAGTGTATCAAAACAAAAATATAGAATCATGGAAAGACTGGGACGATATATCAGTAAAAGACGCCAAGATATTAATCAGTTTAATATCTTAGCCGCTTAACTTACGGATCTAACGTTTAATGCGTATCCAGTGCTTGGGGGAGGGCTTGTTAGTACAAACCTAACTGAAGACTTACTAGGCTCACTAGCTATCATTGCGCCCAGGTAGGATACATTATCATTGCTCCCTGTATAATTCAATCCAAATGTAACAACAGGCACATTAGGGTGGTTGAATGGAAACTCCACATTTATGCAATTTGATTTATTAAAATAAAGCCCATCCAAACTTATAATTGTAGCTTGGTCGGTTGAGCTAGTCGTAATAGATCCTTGTCCGGCTAATTCGTTTACGTTGGCTAATATCCCCGAACCTATTGTATCAAACGGCATTAACTTAAAATATTCCGGAACTGAGTACCCCTGATTAATTTCGTAAGAAATAGAGCCTTGCATTAAATCACCCCCATTTGATCCATTGTTCTGTTCTGTTATGTAATGTGTTGATAACAAACTACCATCATTTGCGATAAAACCTTCGCCTGTACCTCCATATAGGTTCATTTGTACCACGTTATAATTAGTATTACCAGTTTCGAAATATTGATTTGTGAATTTATAATCAAACTTTACTGTTTGATTTCCTGACTCAACTGTAATCTCAGAAATTTCCATCGGCGGGGCTTCCGCAGTGTATCCAGTTGAGCTAATAACCCTACCATCAATATCCCTAATTATGTCAAAGGATATATTTGCGCTTCTCGTCTTTTCATAACCACTTCCCGCATATTTATATATATGAGTTCCACTTGAATTAGTCCAACACCAATCACCCCCTACGTTATTAACTTCTAATCTTGACCTCTCTAAATCCCCACTTGAATTAATAAATTCTAAATCCCTGCTAAATTCATTATCAAAATTCACTCCATCAAAAAATGATTGATTATCAAAATCTTGATTAAAAATTCCGGTAAGCACAGCGACCTTATTTCTTCTCAAACCAACCCACCCAATGTCGCCGCTAATATTAACTAACTTATTTAATTGCGAAGGGTTTAATATAACCGCCGGCATTTCTCCTATTGAATTCAAATAAGAAGCTGCCTGTTCATATGTTTTTGTGAAATTTGAAGTTGATCTATATTTTATATCATAGCTATTTGGATTGTTTTTTGGCATTGAATATATGCCAACAGGTTCCTGATTTTCGGATTTCACTTCGGAATAACTTGCGCATTTAAATTTCCCCATGTATGGGTCAAAGTACCCATAATCATAAAAACCCCCAGAAATTATTTCCCCTCCTGCACCGGTAGATTCGTAGCCTGTGTATTTCGGAAAACCTTCCTGCCAATAATGCCCAGCTCCACTTCCATATGTTCCAGAGCCGGTAAACCCAACTCCAGTTACCGTTCGCACGTCAATTAACTCACCAGTAAAAAAACCGCTCTGCAGGCTAAGTGAGTTATCATAAATATACTGCAATCCAGTATTACTCTCATTATAGCTTGGATTAAACAAAACCCCACTATCGAAGAATATTTGCCCATCGTAACCAGAAACAGAACCAGACGTTTGACCCGTTCCCGTTATACCATAAACAGTATGAAGTAAATTACTGCCAGTGTCGTAATTCACTTCGAATTCATAATGATATGCATCAGCTCCAGATATTCTACCACCACTAATAGAGCTAACTTCAGGGTAGTAATCTATTAAAAATGGCTCATCATTCCTGCCTACGTAACCAGTGAATCCAGTGCCGGTTAAATATTCCTGATCTTTAAAGAATCCATATGGACTCCCAGACGAATAAGAATCCGAAGCTATGGACATTATGTAATTCGCAGTTCCAGGGGTTAATTCTATTTCTAAATAACCATTTTTTGACAAGACACTTCTTGCACTATTGCTCGCCCCAGGGAAGGTCCCCATTTGCAATCCAGTAAAATCATAAAAAGTCACATACTGAAGATCATGAGATTCATCTTCGCCATTTTCCCCTGTGGGCTTAATATAATTGCATCTAAATATACCGGATTCCACGCCACTTACGGGAACAGTAAACTCTGCATACGGATTCTGCGTCGTAAGCAATCCAACACTCTTGTTGCCTGTGAAATCAACAAGCGTCACTTCAACAGAATAATTTCTATGAAAATCATTATCATTTATTTCATATTCTATAGAATTATTTTTTATTCCAGTTGCTGAAAATACTTTCTCACCGTTATCTATTGCATTTTGTCCAGTTAATTCTCCATAATTTTTATATATATCTACATTAAAACCGCTTATATATTTATTACTTTCTATATCTGCGCTTACCTTGTACTCGTAGTCGCTTCTAGGATCTATTACGCTCCAACCCACTGATAGGTATTTATTCTCGAAGTCTTGACTGTAATAAGATGTCTGAGATGAAGATGGGCTTAGATCATTTACCCTCTGTTTCTGGCTTGAAGAATTTAAATAAATATTAGATACCCTAAAAGTTTTTCCGTATTTCGGGATTGGGTCCGACAATGGCACCTTTACTGTTCTGGAATTTGAGAATGACATTATGAAACTACAGAGTATACTCTCCCGTAATAATTACCATCTTCCTTAATTGCTTCATTTCTATAACTATAAGAATTTACCTCAACCCCCTTATCATTTGGTATTTCAAATGTAGATATCAATATATTTCCATTAAAAAACTGAATCTTGTAACTTGCTGCAGACAACACGGTGTTCCACGAAAGCTTAAGTCCGTATGGTATTTTCCTGGATACATCCTCGCTCAATATCTCAATGGTTATTTCTGAGGGTGCATCTAGGACGCTTTCTGTAAAAATAACAGGAGATTCTGGATGTTTTATCGACATATTTTTTTCTATGTTGTCAAATTTTTCTTTATTGTATTCTAGCCCCCTAACTTCAAAAATTCCATTCGATGATTCTGTTATGTTTACAACTTTAAATTGCTTAGGTTTAGCAAGGTTTACCGAGTCTTCCATCATAAATGTCGAACCCTTGACATCTTTTAAAGAGAAAAGAGAATCATCACTCTCTCTCTCTAATATGTATCCTATTTTACTAACTCCTGATAGCGTTACCCAATCTCCATTAATTGAATTATCTTCAGACCCACTTGCAGCTATAAAATTACCAAAACCATCTGGCGGGTCTGTCATTATTTCAAATTCATCACAGTCTGTCACTATGGTTTGATCTTCATGGTCTTGAAGAGAGTCTCCTATTTTTGGAAAACCTTCAGCCCAACTATAGAAAGATATTTCATCAGTATTGCAAGCTTCAGGCTGGTCCCATATGAATCTAGGAGGCGGAGGTAAATCTATGAAATACCCACCTATCCATCCAGTTTGCCCAGACTCAATGGTTGATTGCATTAATAACTGATCAGTATCATTGGTAATTGTGGCCAACCTTCCACCCCTATCTAGTGCGTCTTCTTTTGCCTCCCTCCAAGTATACTCTCCTGAAATAAAACTATATGGATTACTTACTAATAATAACTTCTGATCATCCCCGTAAAGGCTTGCGGCTGTAAATGTTTTTATCTGAGAGGATCTCATGTTTGATATCTCTTGGTCGCTTGGCTTAATTTTCTCATCCAGAGATTTTATAGTTTCATTTCCAGATATATTATATAATGTTATATTTTTCCATGTATCCTTTTCGTCTTTTTCAATAATTGCATTGATTGGGTAATCTATTGATATCTCAGCAGACTTACCGTCTCCGTATATTGATATGTCCGTTATCTTGCCTGCAAACCTTCCTATAGTCCTCTTATTATCTAGTACGTCTATCACGTCCCCCGGTTTCAAATAAGACCCGATTGAACTAGTCGTAAAAGATAATATCTCTGACTCCATGTTGGCGCTTTTGACGACAAAATCAGCAGCTCTCTTGGCTTGCCCTTGAGAAGTTATCCCAAAACCATCTATTGTCTGCTCTATTATTCCATTTTTCTGCACCGACGCCCTTTCCTCGGAATATTCTATCTTTGATTTAAAATTATTAAACCTATCGACATATTTTATCTTGCACGAATTTGTCCTACTGGTTTTTGGAGTATTTGAATAAGAGAATCCATCCTTAGATATGTTGTTGTTAGCGAAAAGCATCACTGAATCCTTCTTTTCGTCTTGAAAGAAATTAATTGCCCCACCAGACCAATATGCAAATGCTCTAAAAATTGCCGCAAATTCATTTATTAATTTAAACGCATTATCGGAATTCATTAAAAAAGCATTAATAGTATATCTAGGCTCCACAAGAGGGTAATCTATTTCTACTGCGCATTTACCAAAATCTAAAGATGGATTAATTTCTAGCCTTACTTCGTTTCCAGAATTTGAAGTCCCATTTATCTTTATTGATTCATACTTGTTATTATCATAATATATAGCCAACCTCTTATTCGGATGGTTAAACTCTTTATTGAATTTTGCAATATCTAAGTTTTCTGTAGGGTCTATTTTTATAGTTCTATCTCCATATAGCTTAAACGCTCTCTGCTTGTATTTTGAGCTATAACCAGTCGGAACAAACTCGTCGCAATATTTAGCAATTCTATAAAGGGTCCACCTGTCTATATTCTCAGGCCTTACCCCAAACTTACCAACCCCGTATCTCTTGCTTGATATTAAATCATACAAACACCAAGCCGGATTGTCGGTCCATTCTTTAGCTGCATCAGGAACTTGATCACTGCTTGAGGATTGGCCCCTAAATAGCCCATTCCAACTTCCATCGTATATTCTTGTATCCGGATTATAGTTTGAGGGTATCGCTAGTTTTTTTAATTTTAAATTGTAATTTCTTTTAGGTATTGATGGAACATCTTTTGCGTTAATCCTTGTTCCTATAACAACTGAATTAGGATAACTCAACTGTACTGGTGAAATTTCCGTTATTCCAGCTAGTAGCATTTTCTCTTTGTATCTTGCAGATTGCTCTCCTTCTTTTACTGGGTTCCTTTCCCTGTTTAGTTTGTATACTTTTATTGATCGGTCTTTTGCGGAGGGATTTGGTGGTAGATAAATTTTTACATCTTTCCTATATGGCGACGTAGCTACCCCATAAATGTATACATCTGTTGAATATTGGGATTCTCCTTGGTTGCCATATTTAATTCTAAATCTTGCCCTATTAGGCCAGGTCTCTCCTGAGTTTTCTACTTTTGTTCCTATTTTAAATTTTGTATTGTTTCCTAATACAGCTCCCAACGTCGTTACCGCCGCTATCTTAGCTAATGCTTTTGCCATTTCCTTGCCTCCCATTACTTTAGCTCCGGGCTCAGTAGGTAAACCTATAGCTGCCAAAATACCACCAGCCACAGCAGTAGCATCTTCGGCAACTATCATCAATCCAAAAAGGGCACCCATTAATGCTCCAGGTTTGTATGTCACGTTGAGCTCGTCACCTTCATATATGTAAGCTAATTCGTCAATCTGTAGCGAAACATAAACCTCCTCAACTAATGGATTAATTATAGAGTGGGCTACATAATACTCCTCCTCTTGAGACTTTACTAATTCAACTGAATCGTTATTTGCAAATTTAAACAAATTTAAATCTCCATCATATTTATCGCCTTGGCTGCCCGGACCTATAGGTCCATTCTTAATTTCATCCTGAGGGGATGTTATAACTATAGACTGCCACAAATTAGATGTGGATGGAGTAATATCCTGCTCATCCCCTATAATTCTATTTCCCGCCAAATCTTCATCTTCTGTGTTTTTTAATATATATATTGGATCGTTAGAAACAATTTTTTCTTGATTGTTTTCGTCTCTATATTTGTGCATTAATAATTTAGCAAATTCCCCTATCGAGTCATTCTCGGCGGGGTTGTAATCTCCAGTTATTTTATATATGGGAGATGTAGAATTTACGTCGCCCTGAGATTTCATTATTACATATCCATTGAGGCCAGCGTAAGTTTTTTTGTAATCAAATACGCCTAAAAATTTCTCAGAATCAGGGCCCATTTCGTAGTATTCAACACCCCCCAAGAAACTTTCTGACTTTATCTTATCCCCAGGTAGATAATAATTATCGTTTTCAATGTCCACATAACCTCCGTCGAATGCATTATATTCGTTTATTAATTGCGTGGCAGCATAAAAAGTCTTACTATCTCCATTCTCTTCGTAAACTATCTTGACATCATCTGCCGCATAGTTATAGTCCTCATTTTTTGAAAATTTATTCGACAAACTATTGCTTAATTTATAATTATAAGATTGACCGTCATCCTGATAAGATACCAATTCCCCTAACTTGTAGGTTTTGTTTTGCTTGAATGGACCTATATCGCTTTGCTCTGTAATTATAGCTCCTTGATTAATTGATCTTGGCCCATACAGCGGAGCGTTTATGTCCTTAGTATTTGCTGTAAACAAATACTGAGGTTCCAGTAAAGATTGATCGTTTGACCCAATTAGACCATCCTTATTCATACCTATGTCTATATCGAATTCGTTTATATTGTAAGAATCTAAATTTGTCGCATGATTGACTTCCTTAGCTTGGTCGTCATTCAAGTATACCCCTTGCAGGTAGTCATCCATACTGTTTCTCATTAAAGCTGGATCGTCGTTTCTCTCTAGTTCTTTGCGAAACTTTAATGTATCCCCATTGTTGTCTGAAAAACCATCAATAGGTCCCTCACACACTAAGTCCACGGCCTTGTAAACTGAAGCGGATTCTAACTTAAACCAACCTACTCCATTATTCTTATCTGCCCCCTTCCACCTTTCTCCAACCTGTATTGGAGCAAAACCCTGATTGTTCCTATCTATAGGATTTCTTGCACTAGTAAGCTCGCCATCGGCAAACATTATTGGGTAAAAAACTTTTTCTTCATTTCCAGCTATTGGGCTTGACTGAAGGCATACTAACGAACTCTTTATTGCAGCCGCCGACGAAACCGCCAATGTATTGTCTAAAATATTCGAATCCTGAAACCAATTACCATTAGCTTGAGCATTTCCAAGTAGTGACTTATTTAAACCTTTAAAATAATTATACTCATAATACATGTACCCACCAATAGCATTACCGTTTTTACTATCTTGAGTAACATACCTATCTTGTTGTGCTGCCGCATCTTCATACTGACCATATGATCCATCGTTTGAACCGAATGTATTCAATGATGGAGCTGTTTTCAAAAATAAATAAGCAGGATCTGCAGTTTTAAATTTGCTACTACCATCGAATTGATTAACATGAAAAGAAGAACCAAGTGGTCCGTATTCGTCATTGTAGTATTTGCTGTACGTTGGTATTAAACTATAAAGTCCGCTTGTGAAATTAAATATATCTCCCTTGTCTGAGTCGTAATCGTAATTGACATTACAAGCAGATATAGTATTACTTCCAACCTTCATTCTTCCATAACCTAAAGGAACGGTTGCCCCCTGCTCGTATCTATTCTCACTACCGTTAAATAAAAATGATTGAGTCTGAGCTTTTACAGTTTTATCCTCCCTCTGCATAGCTTCAGCCATTTTCTTAGAAACGTACATGCTAGCGGCAGTGGTTGCTGCGGTCACCAATAATCCAACCACCGCCCCCCCAGAGCCAAGAGGTATTGGGAACAGGTGGAAATCTTCATTAGTCCTTGCGCTCATTTCTTCACTCGTAAGAAATGACTTAGATCTCCCACTTCTTACCCCGTAAAATACGTCATCCTGCTGCTTTTTGTTTAGGTAAACTTCTATTGAACTGTTATTGGCAAACAGGGCAGACAAAGCCTCAGAAGCAGATTTAACATCTAAATTCCACTCCCTCCCAAACTCCTTGCCGAGCTCTCCGTGTAAAAATACCTTTTTCATCCTTTTTCCTTGTGTATATTTACACTAACGATGAGTGCCTGTACACTTCTTTTATTTTTGCTTGCCAACGGTGATCAAGTAATTCCTTTCTTGATAAAATTTTATCAGCCTGATGTATGAAATAATCATCACCGCAATATACACCAACGTGACACCTATCATTACGCCCAACCTTAAACACTATTACATCATGTTTTTGTATTTTTTTATCCTCTATTTTATTTAAATTCTTATTTAATATATTTATTAATAGTTTATTCGCATCTTTATCTTCTTTTGGAAGCCAATAGTTTTCATTCCATTTGGATATGTTTATGTTTAGTTCTTTTTTGAAATAGTCTTTAAGTAAACAGGTGCATTCAAAGAAACCCTTGATGTAGGGTTTTCCAGTAAGCTTTTCTGGCTCATAGCTTTCGGGGTAATAAAGAAAAAACTTCTTGGTTATTACGCTGTAGATTAAATAAGGAATACCCATTTCCTCAGACATAGCTATATCTGGCGGAGAAGGCCTCTCGTTGCTCCTTGGATGAGAGTGGTATATTCCTACTATTGTTTTGTCTATAGAATGTTTTATGAAGCTTTTTGGCGATATCGTAAAGCAATCTCTTGGCGCCGAATGTTCATTTATTGCGGGCTCAACTGATACAGTTAAATCTTTATGAAGCAAAACAAATCCGCACACCTCTTCTTCTGGGTTACCTTCTGCATGAACTATGATACTTTCTTCAAACATTTACTTAAATTCATAAGGGTCAACTCCAGGGAAACCTCCAAACGGAAGTCCATCTTTTGACTCTACGTGCAGCCCCTCATTAGAGGATCTTGATCCGCCTCCGGCCCCTGTAGCTAAATCTGAGAATCTCAACCTACAACCGCACAATGTTCTATCGCAATCATCTAGGGCCCAGTTTTCTGAGTCATGTATAGGGTTAGATCTAACTTCATTATTCAAACATACATATATATCTATTGGATTAAGGTCTGAGTCGTTATCGTATGGAACCACTTTGACAACATCACCCTTTTGATATGTTTCTGTTATAAGCCAATCTTGATAACTTTCGTCACCTTCCGCTTTAGCAAACTCCTCACCTTGAAACTCGTCTTCAAAATAAACATCAGCTCCAACCGCTCCACCTGGTAAAAACTTATCGCCTATTTTTACAGGATGATATCCGCTCGGCACAAACCTCTTATTCTTCGCGTCCGATATAGGTTTTCCGTTATAACCGCAGCCAATTGCGCCCCTGTAGTTCCACGGGCAGTTGTTGGAATAAATTGTTCGAGCTGGAACATTTGCATTCTCTAACTCGAGCAGGGATACAAGTTCAAATTCCACTATATTATCATCTTCTTTTGTTTTCTGATTAACAAAGAAAACATCCTCTCCAAAAGCCGCATCAGGATCAGGCTCGGCGTGAGGATTAACACCATGGGGAAAATTAACTGCATCTAAATACTTAACAAACGTCTTTACCCTAGTAACCTTATAATTAATAAAATCGTCAAAATAATTAAGCCGCAAAGAAATTACTCCTTGGTGATTGGTAAACGTCATCTTTGGTCTAGGAAGCCTTCCGTCTCCCGGAGTTTCAAATCCATCAACCTTTATAGGAAAAAAATCGTACTCTTGGCTATTGAATACTAGTTTATTTTTATATCCATTTTCTCCAGCATGAAATAAATACTGACCCTTCTCTCTTAAGTTTATTCTATACAAACATATAATAGCAGAAGGATCCAATTCAAATAAAGTTTTAATATTCTTTTCTGTATTACTCATGATATATATATTATAAATTAATCAATCAATAAAATCAGCAATATTAATATTGTTTTGTAAATTATATGAATAAGTTGTTCTAGGTGGCAAGCCATAAACTTTTGTTACTTTTTTAGTTTTGGATATGACTGGGAGGTAACTCAACTCAGTTTTCATTGACCTTATGTTGTCTGAGAATAAACTTTTACCACCAAGACCGATATACCAACTCAACCCCTCATTAGCATAAAAACTGGCATTAGAAAGTATATTTATATCATCAGAAGCTCCAAAATAATAAAAACAATAAAATATATGATTCTTTAGCGTTTCCGGATCTCTTGAGCTTAATTCTATATTTTCATTATCTATATAATCCCCCCACAAGTTTCTCTTTAGCTTGTTGTGCCAAGTGTCATCTAGGTATGACTTTAATTCTTCTGCAAACACTTCGTCTCTATTTTTTCCGTTTTTAAATATAGAGTCAGCGTTGCAGTTTTTATTTATTTCAAATATACTATTCCACTCGCTGATTGTATCGTTTTTTCTTACTGAGCTACTTGATTTTGTATCAATCTGATCTGATAGAAGTATACTGCCCGCCTCATTAGCCTCTCCACTTATGAAATTCCTCTTTATGTCGATGCTAAAAATGCAACCCTTTAGAGAGGATGAATATAAATTTATAACACCTGTGGACTCTATATCTTTATTCTCTATGTCAACAAACGGCATGTTTCCGTACTCCGAATAAACATTTGATACTTGAATTATACCCTGCGGGCTCCATTGTTCTTCATAGTGTTCTTCTAGTACTAGGTGTCCTGATTTTAGATATTGCGCTCCATTTAAGTCATCCTTACTTGTAAATGATTTCAGGCCACCAACCTTCACTTCCTCCGAGCTCGATAGCGGCGATATCAACGAACCAGGGATCCAGGATATAGATTCAGGGTACCCAACCCTTTGATTCTCTGAAGCTTTTAATGCTCTTGTGTCTTCTGATATGTATTTAATTCTCTCGACCTTCCATGCGTAATCAGAATTTGTACTATATTTAACGACCCCTGCATTGCCGCTATTGAAAATTGTGATAGTTGAACTTGAATCTGCATCCATAGCTATATGCATTCTCAAAAAATCATTATTTGGGTCACTATCTCCCGATGACATATTATATATACTCATATTTTTTCTTTCATTGGGTATAGATTAAAATCGCCGCTATCAACTATAAACATTCTGACATCTTCTTGAGGTCCCGAAATTACCTGGGCATTAAAAAACACCGCTTGATTTGTCAAGTCTCCAGCATTTTTCACCGACTTATTCTCTATGACCATGCCTGTCCATAGGTATCCATCTAGTTCCACTTGTCCTGTATTATTACTCGTGTAAGATACTTGAATCTCGGCGTCACCATAATTTATATTCGTTGGAGGTAAAGTTGACATAATTAAATTATTAATATCACCGTCTTGCCCCGCTCTGATTAGCCCATCAACCAAAGAATGAAAAGCGCCAAGAGATCCAGATATCCCAACATCTCCATAAGCTTCGTGCCAAATTGGATTCATGTTGTTCAGCATTGAAGCGTAAGCCACAGAGCAATCCCTAAGTCCTGTAAAAATATTCTGCACAGAGGTATTGTTTGCTATATTTAGCTCTATCGTTTTTTTCTTACTTAATGAGTATTGGTTTTGTATTTTTTTGATTATCGACAAGTCTGGCTCTATGAAGTTGTCATCATTGTTTAAAAATTTCCTATCAACGGCTTCGCACAAAAACTCAGCTTCAAGCTTAAACGATGCGGAACAATAGTTTGATGGAAGCTCATAGTCTTCCGTTAATGTTACGTCTTGTCCTGTATGATCAAAATATTGAGCGGCTTCTTGTTCTGGGTAATATATTCCAGTCCTTACTATATATGAATCTAACCCTGATGGCTCAAACCATTGGCCAGAACTCTCGATTGGTTGATCCATTAGTATTAAGTTATCTCCACCTCCGCCACATGATCCATCCCACCAAAGCACAGAAACAAAGTTTTCCTTCTGACAGTTCAAGACTTCGAATCCAGGAAGAATATCTATTTTTGCTCTAAATTTATCTCCATTTCTATTCTCTAACTTTCCAGGAGTCCCACTTGTAAGTTCAGATATTAATGGATGAAAAAATGCATTAACCACTTTTCTCTGAAAGGGCTCAACAGTAAAAGGTAATTCTTCAGTGTTCCCCGTTGTGTATTCAGAAAATCCGGCATATTCAGGGTACCTCAATATAGAAAACCTTTCGGGGTCTGAATTTCTAAAACCAGTAATAGTTATTGGCAAGCTGCACGTATTTACAATTGATACAAACTTACCACTATCAACCGTTTTCCTACTAGAGTCACAATCAAAATTAGTAATCGGTAAACAATTCCCTTCTGGAAGTATTCTCTTGCTCTCCTCCGTATTCAAATACCGCTGCCCATATTCATCGATAAACCAATTGCATGCAGCATAGACAGTTCCACCGGAAGGAGAGAGACATACCCCAGATTGTTCAGTTATAAAACTCATGGGCAATATTGCAACCCCCATACGAGACTATAGTAACACTCAGCGGTGTTTGGCGTTAAAGTTATACTTGTATGTTCTCCTGGAAACTGAAGGACTCCAAAAGCCTCTGGCCCCTTGAAGCTAAAGTCTGTATCAACAACTATAGTAGAATGGTCAGCTGATTTTGCTCCTCCCGAATAATCGATAACTTTGGTACTTGTTTTTATGGTCACGCTTAAACCAGGGTTCCCCAAACTATAAACAGCCAAAAGAGGATTTCTTATTGGTTGAGAAAATGTATATGTTTGAGCTGAAGCTATGTTGCACATCTTGAAAGAATTACCCCCTGATGTCGGCGGCTTGTCTGCGAAATTCCTTAAAGCCCAAGGGTTGTATGTTGGGGCGATGGGCAACTTAGGGCTGCTATCAAAAGAAACTTTTCCATATTCTGGATGATCTATAACAAGATTTGAATTCATCCATACACTCTGGCAATTCTTTGGACCCTTGTCTTCGGTTTTGGTATCACCTACAATCTCTTTGCTTGATGGAATGAGTATGTCGAACTCATAATTAGCATAACAGTCCATCTGCCTCATCGTTCCATCGTCTGAATTTATTAATAATTGCACGTTCTCAGAAAAATCGCTCAGCTTGTTAGTTTTTATTCCAAAAAACAAATCAAGTTTCTCCCCAGGTTTAATCACCGGCAAGTGTGAATAATCGCCTCTGTATTGGTTGCCAGCGTGAACATTGCCTATGTTATAGTCCGTTATTTCCAAACCTGAATCCGCCTTAAATACCCTTATAGGCATTCCCTTGAAAGCGACACCCACATTCTTTACTCCCTCACTTAGTGTTGAATTCTCAGCCCAACCTCCATTTATATTTTCAATAAACCCTTCCCTAGATACTTCGTACTTCGTATTAAATGAAGACCACAATATATTTGAATCTCTTGATTCGTCTGAAAATAAATCCTGATTATTTAGATCTCCATAATATTGACCACCATAACCTTGATTTATTAATGCTTTACTTTGGTATGGTTGGGTATAACTTAAGTCACGAACGTTACCACCCTTAGGTATTCCTTCCTTTAAGATTTCGGTTGTATATTTTAGCGGGCCAGCTTGGCCTTTTATGTTTACTAGTGTATTCTTAAGTTGCACATCATGAGGCCCGCAATTATATAACACTATTGAGAACACGTTTTGATAACCATTATCATTGGTGAGCATTTCTACAATTTTTATTAGGTCCATCATTCTAGTTACTTCGCCATTCAAGTCGCCCGCCTGCGTTATTGGAAAAAAGAATTGAGGAGTCTTGCTTGGTGGCTCTAAATACGGCGCCGGTTTATCATAATCATAAACATAGTTTGGAGCGTAAGTTGATAATTGGCCAGGTATACCCACTCTGGCAAACATAAATACCGTCGGCATTTCTTCATTGTACCAGACAGGGTTTTCTTTTTCAAGGTCTGGGTTATTGTATTGAGATACCCCCCCATCTTTTTCTTTTGTTTTATAATTCTCTAGCTTATTAAAAGGCGTCTGACTTCCGTATCCATACTTCTTGAGCACCTCGTCAGATGGTCTTCTAACCGCCAAATCTCCACCTTTTCTTAATTGAGCGCACATGTCAAGAGTGTATTGACTATAAAACTGATCGTAATTAGTTCCTGGCATAGCCGCATCATCGCTAGTAAAAACTCCATCGCTTAGCATTATAACTATTCTATCTGTCACATGTTCAGCTCGTGGACTATTATAAAATTGAGCCAAAGCCTGACTAACTGCTCTAGGCGAATCTTCTTTTAGTACGCTTTGTGGATCTTTTACGTTTATACTTTTATAAGACTGCACCTTGTCGAATGAATTAGGGTAATCTGATACGTCCTGTATCACCTGCCTAGGATCTGCCATCAGTATAAAACCAAGATTTACTCTTTTTTGGTCTATTTTTATTTTAAATCTATCTAGGTTTTCTAAATTATAACCCTCATTTTCAAGAGAATCTCGCAATTCCTTTAGCGGATCGTAAAGTTTAGGTAACAAGCTATTCAAGACTTCATTATCTGCTGGCCATGGAGGTATAGTGTCATCACCACTATTCGAACCAAAGCTTAATGCTGGAGTGTTAAATTCACCATTATATGATTCGGTTCCAGGCATGATATAGCTATCGTGAGCTGTTATCATTTTCAAAAGTATATCTATACATACCTGATACTTTGTTTTAGTGACTCCATTCGTCTCTATACTCTGGTTAGTCATACTGCCCGTCGTATCAACTATAAAAACTAAATCAACAGCTTTAGGCTTTCCGATCAATTGCTCGTTCTCACCTTCTACTACCTGGAATCCAATTCCATTTGTGGCCTGCAATATCGAAGAAAAGGTGCATAATTCAAATTTAGTAACAGGGTCAAAAAGCTCAGCTCCATAGCAAGGCTTCTGCTCTTCCCTGCCTATGCCAAAAACATTACGTAAATCTTCTTCTATTGAGGTTGTGGACTCTATGAAGGTTGCCGTAATACTATGATTATTCTTGTAAACTATATCGTGCCCCCAGCTAGGACAATAAAAAGTTGAAATGAAAGGTCTACTCGGAGAAGTCGTCGCGCTTGTATCTTTTAAATATGGCCTAGGCATTTGAAACCTAAATTTCTTGTGCCCAAGATGACTCTCAAGGAACTGCAATATTTCGGCAGCCTCCTGATCGCTCCTTTTATCAAAAACTACATTAAATGTAGATAGATTAGAATTTAATTCTTTCTTATATTTCTTATTGTAGTATTTAAGGAAACTTGTTTGTATATTTTCTGGAGTGTGATTTATGTTGAAATTTAAACTTGGCTTGTGATCAAAGGTTCTAACTTCTAACCAAGGGTATTTTGGAATTTCGTCTGGATCTTTTATGTATAAGCTGCTCCTGCCTTGAACAGCAGAAATAAGCAGCCAGAAGTCATCCTTTGCTTCCAGTGTAAAATTCTCCATAGGAGTAAACTTAACAGTTTGAGTCTCCGCAGTGATCTCTGAGTCTATTTGTAGCCTTCTGTAGTTTTTTAAATATACTTGCCTCTTTCTGCTTTCTCCGGTTGCCGGATCTTCGCTAGTTGCAGGTATAATAGACACTCCCTCTGGCATCAAAACCTTACTGTCTGCACAATCCTCAGGGCACACAGCCATTCTGACTATTGATACATTATCAAAAACAATATCTTCTTCTCTTATCTTCAATTGGTTACTGACATCCTCATCGAACCATTGCGCTGAAGTATTTTCTCCAGCCGAAGATGTAGCCCTTAAATTTACCACGTCTTCATATGACCCCTCTTCCAATAACGGGTGAAAAACAAATTCAGTTTGAGATATTTTTTTATATATTTTTGTTTTCCCTACATTGTATATAGAGTTTTCTGGATCTTTTACTTTTACAAAAACACAATCCCCTTCCTCGAACTTTTCTGGCTCTTTACATATTATTAAACCTTTTGTAAGTTCTCCCGGTTCGTCGTATCTTTTTACTCTTAATATATTACTTGGCTCTATTTTCTTTGCTCCATCGTCCCCCTCGAGAGTGAATGTATTTAAGCTTATTTGCTCTCCTTTTTTAAAGTGAGTTACTTCGTCTATAAATATAGGTATCAAAGCGTCAACTCTTTTGTTGTATCCAGCGTGACTCTCGAAGCTAGCCAAAGTGCTCTCAGTATTGCATACGAATTTAGCCTTGATATTGTTTTTATTTCTATAAACTATCGAATGATCAAATTCAGTACAAGTATACTTTAAATCATCCTTATAGGGGTAACTATATTTAAAATTAAAAGAAGCTACATCGCTTGACAATAATCTATTACCTTTATAATCTAAACTAAAAATTGAATTATAAGCAAATGACTTTTCTTGTAAAAAATGAACTATGGCTTTAGTTTCAGAATCTGTTCTATTATTAAAGTTCAAAGTCAATTCCATTGGTAAAGAATTTATGGCCATGCTAGTTACATAATTCTTACCCTCTCCCATCTTTAACTCATCATTTATAGCTACAAAATCTGACTTTGACCCATAAGAAGGTCTCCATACAAAATCTTGAGTCCAATACCTTGAACCTACTTCTGAATTTGGCTCTTTCCCAAAACCAGAATCATGATCCTCAATGCAATAAAAAAACCTACCCAAATTAGATGCAAAAGGCTTCTTGAACATAAAACCACCAGACCTCATACCGTACACAAATACAAATAAATATGCGCCAACCGCACCATCAGGTATTGAACTTGCCTCTATATCTAACAATACGTTATAATACTCACTATCATTAAGCTCGCTACCAGCCATTAACCTGTGATTATCCCTAAGATTTGAAACTTTTATTTTCTCTCCAAGACTGTCTAGGAATTTAACACCTATTCCTACGCCTATAGAACTATCCAAATCAACAACTCCCTCAGATGGTTGAGTAATATATGTTTTCTGGTCATCTATGGTTGAAGACGATTCGGTTAATTTCTTAACCATACATCCTATCGAGTAATTCAGGTTTTTGTTGATATTAAAATATGTACCTATGGTAACTTCTTGGCTATCTATTACATCTACCTCGCTCAAGACATCTGCAGATATTACGTACTCTTTATCTGTTTGTAATTGAAGATAATCATTAGTAGTGATAGGTTGAACTAGATCTCCATCCTTGTCCCTATATTCATCACCAGGAAGGGCCAAGTTTGCGATTTGAACTATATCGTCTTTCTTATACCGCCTTCCAGTATTCCATAATGAAGCTGGTATATCCATTACCTGTAAGACTGCTTTATTGTTGCAGTGCCCTTTAAAAAGCCACCCTCTGAAACGCTTAAATTATCTTCCTCTACAACCCCGTAATCCCTTAGCTTTTGAGATGGCATATCAGGATAAATCAAACTTCCGGCTAGAGAAAATTTATTCATCAACCCTTCGTTATTGTCCGTGAATTCCTTATTGAATCCAATATCAGAAAGCTCAACTGTGACGTTAGCTCTTTGTCCTGATATTTTTAGAAATGGATCAAGCTTCTCTCCTTGAATTTTTATAGTGATATCTATGTTATCTTTCGTGACCCGAACTGGCACCTCTCCATCTTCGCTAATTTTACCGCTTAATGGGACCGGCACCTCTGGGGATCTTTGTGACGATATAGTATAATCAAAATTAAGCGGGTAATTTATGCCAATTCCGGACGCACCAACAAGCTTAGTATTGACTGCGTGAGGTATGCTAAATTGATTCTCTTTCAAGCATCCATAATCGTCAAGTATTGACTGCGACAACCCCTCACGGTATTCCATTTTTCCATATATATCTATGCTTAGTCTCGACTCTATTGGTTGAAAAGGTTGTGCCGAAAAATTCAACTCCCTCAAGTATGCGTCTTCAAAAATATAATCACCAAATGATCCTGTAATTTTCTCTTCATTAATTTGTGGGTAAATATTTGGATCCAATAATCCAGTCAAGTTTGCAAACGTATGAAGATTCCCAGTGTTCATATAGTAGGAAATATTCAACACACCCCTTACAACATTTGATGCCGCATAATTCCTCAAAACATCGACTTCTCCGTATTCTATATCCCTATCATAATCCAATAATGTATCACCGGTAGACCTCACCTTAATATAGTAATCTCCAGCAGATAAATCTTCGGTTAAATATAAAGATTGTCCTCCTGGATACGCTATCTTGTAACCACTTGGTATAGTCTCAACCGATTCAGGCATTTTTACGCCTGGGCCATTTCTTGGGCCCATCAAAAAGCCAGATTCATAAGCTCCTGTAAAATGCACATCCCCAGTCTGTAATGCAAAAGATATATTATGGTCTTCTAGGAATTTTTTAGCCTCTATCGGTTGGCTCGCAGAAAGTCCAGCAGAACTAGCAAAAACCATAATTGGCTCACTACCTTTGGTCGCTAGCAACACTGGAACATCTTCGTATCTGTAAAAAGGCTTGCTCATGTATTATTATATTAAAAGAAAAAATGTTATTTTATAGTTTTTGGACTCAAAGAAAGTGGACTACTTTTCCTCCTACAATTGCAGCAACTACATTTTTATTTCCGCTTAGTACGACCTTAGTTGTCTCTGTGCTTCCCCATGATGAAATTGCTCCTCCCGACACTTTGCCTATATTGCTCCACTGGCCACCACTATAATGGTAAACGTAAATATGCTCGTTACCCGAGTCGGAAATATTCGAATAATTTTCAGATATAACGCAATAATTACCTGAATCATCTAAATCTACCTTGTACCCAAAAACCATATTATTAGTACTCTCCGCCGATATAATCTCACTGGAGTAAGAACTATTTGCGTATCTATATATTATTACAGATCCGTCGCCACCAAAAGAACTATACCTCCCCGCAGAAAGCACAGATCCATTACTGTTTATAGAGAAATCAAATGGCGATCCCATTTGATTGAAGTTATTAAAAGCGCTCACACCTGTTCTTTCTACCCATGTGTTCGAGGCCCACTCATATACATGTAATTTATTCCCATCATGATCGTTGCTCCAATAATAATTAGTGAAGGCTACAACCAAGCCATTTCCGCTTATTCTCACCTCGTCACCATACCCTAAATACAGACTCTCTCCCGTAAAATCTGCACCTAATTGGCTCCAGTTTCCATTAGCAAACTGATAGACTTGAACTCTCCCTCCCCGATCAAAGAAGTATTCTGTGCTTCTATGAAAGAATGAGCCTGCAGCCGAATAAGATCCCACAATCATAGTGAGTCCGTCGTTACTCAACGCTAAACTATTACCAAAACGATCTCCTTGAAATTGATAATTTTGAACGCTCGAGCTATTTCCTACCCATTCTCCTTTTTCTCCAGTAAGTTGCGACCCTTTTTGTTGCCAATTTCCATTATCATTTTCATAGACAACAACTTTACCCTTTTTATCATCAAAGTTATTATAACCAACAGCCAGTATTGTCCCATCTGCAGATAAGGAAACTTTATACGCGGTTATGGTTGTTGGCGCCCATTCATCTTCCCATGTATTATTTGTAGTATTATAATTTTGAACAATAGGTTTACTCCCTTTTATTACGGCCCTAATTTTTCCATCTTGACTCAAGGACACGTCAGTGCCTACTATACGAGCAGTAGGGGCTCCCAATTCTGATGAATAAGCTGGCTTCGCTTCAAAAACCGCTTTTATTTCAACATCTTCTGCAGGCATAGTGAATGTCGCATTATTTACAATATTAAGGCCTACCGGAGAAACAACCTCCCACTCTTTAATTTGATACCCCGCATAAGGAGTACTAGTCAGAGTGATAGTTCGATTTACCGCAATCGCACCCAACGATGACGCAGAGCCATTTCCATCATTCGTTATGGTTACCGTAAACTCTTTTAGTTTATAAGCGGCCTGTATTACAACATTTTCTGCAGGCATAGTAAACGTTGTATTTTCAGCTGATACGTTTTGCAGGGTAGTGCCGCCACTAGCAACACTCCAGCCATCAAATTCATACCCTTCAGCTACTACGGCGTCTATACTAACCGATTGATCCATAGTATAAGTGCCACCACCAGTTGGGACTCCTCCCGAAGTTTCACCTGACTTTTCAATTGTGACAGTAAATTCCTTGAGCTCAAAAACCGCTTTTATTTGAACATTTTCTGCAGGCATAGTGAATGTCGCATTATTTACAATATTAAGGGCTACCGGAGAAACAACCTCCCACTCTTTAAATTGATACCCCGCATCAGGAGTACTAGTCAGAGTGATAGTTTGATTTACCGTAGTCGCACCCAACGATGACCCAGAGCCATTTCCATCATTCGTTATGGTTACCGTAAACTCTTTTAGTTTATAAGCG